CAGGAGAACCAGATGAACTTACTCCTGTTATATATTCAGTTCCACCTGCTTTATGTGTACCATCAACTGTTGTTGAGAATTTTAATGAGTGTCCGACTAAAGCAGATTGAGAAACATCAAACACATACGTATTTCCTTCAAGAAATGTCATTTTGTTTTGACTTCTAGCTACGTGACTATATGGTAATTCATCATCACCACCATCAATCATTAACGTACCAGCAGTTCCTATAACATACAGTTTTGTTCCATCAGCATTAAAAGTTAAACCACGTGGGTTCATTGTTGGTGCTGAAGGAGCATTAGTTAAACCAACTTCGTGTGTAAGTGCTTGTGTAGTTGAAACATCAAAACCTGTTACTAATGGATATTGTATAACATCATCTCCATCTGTTCCTGCAATAAACATTCTTGTTCCATCTGTATTAAAACCTAAACCAGCTGGTGCTGTTTCTTGAGCGCCGATAGAAAAAGCATCTACGAAAGTTGCTGTAGAAACATCATACGCTGTACTTAAATCATATTCATTAACATCATTACCAGTATCGCCAAGAACAATTAATAAAGTTCCATCAGCATTAAATTGCATATCACTAATAGCAGTATCTTGAGCAAGACAAGAAAATAAATCTGTATAAGTTGCTGTAGTTATATCCCAAGCTGTACTTAATGCATATTCATTAATATTACAAGCAGCTATACCTGCACTTGGTACACCATCTCTACCCACAACATACATTTTAGTTCCTGTTGGATTAAATCTTACTGACCTTGGATTATCATCTTGAGCAGATACATCTTTATGTGTTCTCCAACTTGCTGTAGAAATATCAAAAGCTGTAGTCAATGTATATTCATCAACGTGTTTATCTGCATTGCCCATAGTATACATTTTTGTTCCATCAGTACTAAACGTTGTGTTTAATGGATTTGAATCGTGAAACCCTACGTAATAAGATGTTGTATATGCCATTGTAGAAATATCCCAACCTGTTCCTAATGTATATTCATATACACTTTCATTACCAGTAATTAAGGTAAGGGTTCTATGTATCGTTTGAGAAGGAGCAACTCTATGGAATCCATAAAAGTCATCTTTCTCAGCGGATGTGACTGTAAAATCTGTTAATTTACTCATTTATAATTCTCTTCTATATTTATTTATTACGCTACTTCTACTAATTTCCAACCATTTGTTGATCCAGTATAAACTAAAGTGAATCCTGCGTGGTTGATATCAGCAATCATATCTTGTTGTAAATTCATAATATCTTGACCATTTCTATCAACAGTTAAAGGTCTTAATTGAAATGATCCATTTAAATCTAAAAATACAATTGAATCTCCTACTAGTGGACTAGCAGGCAATTTAACTGTCATTGCAAATAAACTTGTATCTATTAATAATCTTTGTCCACCTATTGCTACAGGTACAGTTGAACCATCTCCAACTAGAGTTGTCCAAGGAGTTCCTCCAGCTAGACCTGTCCAACTTGTTCCGTTATAACCTTCCCAAGAAATTATTGAAGAATTGTATCTTAAAGCGCCTGCAAATAATTCACCGCCTACAGGTCTTTGTGCTGTTGTTCCTGTTGGTGGAACCCACGCACCTGTACCTGCATTATCTCTTGTCATATAACCGACAACAGCATTTTCAGTAGGTATGGCTGTATTTGAATTACCGCCTAAAGTTGCGTCTGTACTAAATTCATTTATGGCAGCACCTAATTCTGCACCAATAGAACCAAGTTTTAATTCACTTAATCCTGAAAGGTTAAATGCGTCTGCGTTTAATGTTGCACTACCAGTCGCTTGTTCAATTTTGAATAAATCACCAACTCTAAAGTCACCAGTTTGGTCAGTTGATACCCAATATACACGACCACCGTTAACTTCAGTTACTTCATCTGACTGGTCAGCCGCTTGTGTAGGTGTTAATGGATAGTTAGTTGTAGTAAAATCACCAGTACCTATATCCAAGAAGTCGTGACCTGTTAAACGAATATTTGAGTATAATTGTGTTATGTTATTAACTGTATCCTCATTTTTGGCTTTACTCAAACCAATATTTTGAGTTAATCTTATTACTGCTGTTCCAGCAACCGTATCTTCTTCTGATACTAACCCTACTCTATAAAATGTATTATCATTAGGGAATTTAACATTACTTGCTAATGCTATCATATCAACAGCATTTAAAGTTGTTGTACCTGATTTCATTGCAATCAAAGGACCCCTTTGTCCTTGTTGAGCAGCAGCTGTTCTGTTGAAAACAAAACCTGAAACGTTAACACTAGAACTTGAAGCGATGGTAACTTTTTGTGAAGTACCACCAATTACATAAGTATGAGCAATTGCTGATTTATCAACACCAAAGATATATGTATTTGAGTCAGGCACATCATAAACTTTAAATATTCCTGAACTTAATATATCATCAGGATATGCTTTACTACCTGTTGAACAAGTGAATTGCATTCCTTGTACTTGTACTAAATCATTAACTATTAAACCGTGACCAGTTGATGTTATCGTAATAAGTCCTGTTACATTATCATAACTAGCAGCAGTAATTTCAGTTGCACTACCAACACTAGTTGGTGTTGCGTGTTTAACTGTACCACCACTAACATAAGTATGTTCAATATCACTTGGTGCTAAAAAGAAATTTAATTTAGTAGCTGCCGAAGATGATTTAACATTAAAGATTCCTGAAGTAGGTACTTGTGGATATATTTTAACTCCATATACACAACTTGTTTTAATTCCGAATAAATTTACAGTATCACTCGCTGATAATCCGTGTGTTGGTGTAGTAATTATTGCTTTACCAGTTGCTATATCATAAACAAAATTTGAAATTGATAATCTAGTACCACCAGTTTTAAGAAGTGTTCCACCACTAACATAAGATTGTGCTGTATTACTTGTTCCTAAATCAACTTGGAATGTTGTTGCTGTTAAATTTGCTGCCTCTACAGTAAATTGTGTAGTAGTAGATGTTACAGGATATGTTTTATTTCCTATAACTGTTGAATCAGAAGCAAGACAACTCAATACTACATCTGATACTTCAATTAAATCTCCAGAAGTTCTTCCGTGAGCAAGTGCTGTAGTTACATCTGCGCCTGTAGAACCTGATTGACCACCAAAGTAAGAATCCAAATCAACAGTAAATGTTGTTGAATCTTCTTTTGTAATTGTAATTGTTTCACCTTGTTTAAAGTTACCAGTAATATTTTCTATATGTAAATATAGTAATGATACATTATATCTGAAAAGTGTAGCAGTTGCGCCAGATTCACTACCTACTATTGTAGCTGTACCTTGACCTTGTACTGCAATTGAATTTTCTATATCTGAAGCAGTTGCTGTTCCACCAAAAGTATCTTTGTCCCATTGCAACATCATACCACGAGTTTTAAGATTGACAGGAACTTCTGCTTCGTTTGTACCTGAAGCAACAACACCTTGTTCTCCATATGCGTGTGAGCAGTTTAAGGCACGAATAAATCCACCTGATTCTGCATAAACGGCTTTGTCGCAATAGTATACGAATACTGACACCGCTTCAACACGTCCATATCCTAAAATGTGAATACCAATTCCATCTTCATTAATTTGTGTAAAGTCATTTGCCAACATTGATTTATAACTTCTTGGGAAAGGACGTAAGTGGAGATTACCGTCAATTTGAACTCCACAAGCACCTGGATTTAAAGATGTACAGTTTTGTACATAAGGTGAAGTAAGATATATATTACCAACTGGGTCTAAAGATGTAAGAGCTTGTTCGTAAGGACCACTTGGATAAACTTTTTCTCCTAAATCACATTCAAATTTCATTTTACCTAAAGTAACCCAATCACCTGTAGTTAAACTGTGAGCATTGCTTGTAGTAACTGTAACCTTACCGTTGGAGTTATTGTAAAGAATATTAGATAATCCTAATTTAACTGATTCATTACCAACTGCTATAACGTGACCACCACTCTTATACGTATGTACAAAAGTTGATGTTCCCATTTGAACTGTAAATTCTGTTCCTGATGTTACTGTTACTTGATATAATCCTCCTGACTGTTTCTTTTCATTAAGATCCAAGAAAGTCATATTTCTTATATTATTTTTTTCGTTAAGTAATAACCAGTTACTAGCTTTGTTATTTTCTAATTTTTTAACTTTTAATGTTAAGTCACCACCGTTACCAATATCTGCCGAGTTTAATGTAATTATATCATTAACTTCAAAATTAATACCACCGTGATAAGTTATAATTTGTGTTGCCACACCACCTGATATCACTACGTTCCATACTGAAGCATCCCCATTTTCTGGATAAACTTTTTCTCCTTCATCACAATGATATTTTAAACCTGATAATTTGATACTATCACTTGCTGATAATCCGTGGTTAGATGAAGTTGTAATTGTAATAACACCTGTACTATGAACATATGGAGCATTTGTTACCGTAAATTTACCAAAAGCGGCATTTGAAACTATACCACCATCAACATATGTGTGTTCTCTAGCATCAGTACCTACATTGATTGTAAATGAATCACCAGTTGGTACATCTAAAACTGTATAACTTCTTTCGGATCTTCCTTGGTGAATATAATTGTAAGTACCATCTGTTGCACCACTAGTATTATTAACTAATTCTACTGTTGCAATTTGAGAACCTGTTCCAGGTGCTGGATGTATTCTTGTATTTCTTAAACTTTCTCCAACTATTGAAACACCTTCTCTTACTCTCATTGGTAATTGTTCTGTGAAAGTACCGTTTTTAAGTCTGATTGTATCTCCTGCAGTACTCTTAACTTTAAAGTTTAAAACATTAGAACCACCAACTCGTTTATAAGTGAAAGCGTCAACAGATTTCTGTTCGCTTGTTACATAGGTAACTTTTTGAGAAGTACCACCACTTACATAAGTATGTGCAAATCCTGATTTGTCAGTACCAAAAATATATGTATTGGCGTCAACTACATTATAAACTTTAAATATTCCTGAACTAAAAGTATTATCAGGATATGTTTTACTTCCCATAGAACAAGAGAATAATATACTATCTAATTTAACTAAATCGCCATTTGCTAATCCGTGTAAAGTAGCTGTTACTGTAATAAGTCCTGTTAGATTATCATAGACAGCATTAGTAACTGCTGATGAACTGCCAACATTTGAAACTGTTGCTAATCTAACTGTACCACCACTAACGTAAGTATGTGCAACATTACTTGGTGGTAAAAAGAAATTTAATTCTGTAGCTGATTTTGTTGATACAACAGGATAAACTCCTGAAACTGGAACTTGTGGATATATTTTATCACCAAATTCGCAATTTGTTTTAATTCCAAATAAATTAACTGTATCACTTGCTGATAATCCATTCGTTGCTGTAGTAATTACAGCTTTACCTGTTGCTATATTATAAACAAAATTTGTAACTGCTAGTCTACTGTTATCTGATTTAACAACTTCACCACCACTTACATAAGTTTGTGCAGTAGTACTTGTTCCAATATCAACTTGAAATGTTGTTGTTGTTAAATTTGCTGCTTCTACTGTAAATGCTGTATTCGTTGAAATTACAGGATATGTTTTATTTCCTGTAGGACAACTTACTAGTAAATCTCTTATTTCAACTAAATCTCCAACACTTCTAGCGTGAGGAATTGCTGTAGTTACATCTCCACCTGTAGGACCTGTAAACCCTATATCATTACCATCAATTCTAACGCACTCATCTACTTTATGGTTAGCTGAACCGTTAACTATATCAACTTTAACAGAACCACCTTTAGTATTAACTCTATAGAGTGATGGACCACCAACTTCTGGATATGTTTTTGCACCGTTAGCACAAGTATAATTTAATCCCCATAATCTTACTTTATTACCTGCTAATAATCCGTGAGCTGTAGAAGTGTGAATTGTAATAACACCTGTACTATGAACATATGGAGCATTAGTTATTGTTAAAGTAGTATCATCTGCTTTTCTAACTGTACCACCACTTACATAAGTATGAGCATTGGTGTCAGTTCCCATTTGAATTTCAAAAGTATTAGTAGTTATATTGTATTGACTAACTTCAAACTCTCTTGAAGAAATTCCACGAATATTATTATAAACGTCTTCCGTACCACCGATACCACCAGACTGGTCTTTTATTTCTCTAATAGCGTGGTGTTTTGCGTGTTTAACAGCATATGCTAATGTTTTATAAGGTTGACTTTCTGATCCTGAATCACCATCTACTCCTGTTGGAGAAACCCATATAACATTTTTAGCAGAATTACCAGACCATAGAACATCAAAACCATCATTAGTTAATACTGAACCTGGAAGACCTATAGGTAATCTAGCAGTACCAGCTTCGGACTGCGTAATCATATCACCACGAGTCTGTAATACAGCACCAGAGTCACCTAAAGCAATTCCTTGCCAAACTGTTCCATCTGTACCTGGTTCTATATTAAGAACTTGGTCTTTTAAATTTACATAAGAGTTAGAAAGATATCTAACTGTTTCACCAATATTATAAGTTGTAGATGTACTATATGCACCTGTCCATTTAAATCCTTCAACTACTAAAGACCAATAAGTTGTATTTACAACACCAGTATTTAATGAAGGTCTTTGACTTTGAGCGTCTAATACACATACATAAGAATTACCACCATACTGAACTGTATCACCAGTTTTGTATAATGTTCCGTGTACATAAACACCTTGTGCTTTAAAACCTGTAGTTACTACATCCCAAAACTTTTTATTTGACCGATTATAAATAAAGTTTGAAATATTTTTATCTGCGCTTGTAGTATATGAAATCTTTTGAGAAGTACCACCACTTACATAAGTATGAACAATTGCTGATTTATCAGTAGCAACAACATATGTACTTGAATCAGGTACATCATAAACTTTAAATATTCCTGAATAGTTTGTAGTATTAGGATATGTTTTTTGTCCTGTTGAACATTCAACTACTATACTATCTAATTTAACTAAATCATTTCTACTTAATCCGTGAGTAGCAGATGTTACTGTAATAAGTCCTGTTGCATTATCATAAGAAAAACCAGTAAGAGCAGTTGAACTTCCAACATTTGAAACTGTTGCTAATTTAACTGTACCACCACTTACATAAGTATGGTCAATATTACTTGGTGCTAAAAAGATACTTAATTTTGTAGCTGATGGACTTGCTTTAACAGGATAAAGTCCTGAATAAGGTGCTTGTGGATAAATTTTAGTACCAAAAGCACAAGTTGTTTTAACTCCAAATACATCTATTGTATCACTTGCTGATAATCCGTGCGTTGCTGTAGTAATTACTGCTTTACCAGTTGATGTATTATAATTAAAACCTGTAATTGCTAATCTAGTACCATTAGATTTAAGAACCGTACCACCACTTACATAAGTTTGTGCAATAGCACTTGTTCCTAAATTAATTTGTAAATCAGTTGCTGTTAAATTTGTTGCCTCTACTGTAAATTGGGTAGAAGTTGAGTGTATTGGATATGTTTTCTGTCCTGTATCACATTGTACTACTATATCTCTTACTTCAATTAAATCGGAAACACTTCTTCCGTGAGCAGTTGATGTAGTAATATCTCCACCTGTTGTTTCTTGTACAGCTGGAGTTCCTGGTGTATTGCCAGAAGATTCATTTGATTGAACATAAACATAAGAATACCCACCATAAGTTACTACATCACCTTGTTGGTAAACTGTAGCAGCGTTATAAGAATCTTCAAATTGTAAACCTTCTGAATAAACTGAAAAATTTTCTTCAGCAAAATCTGATAGAGCACCGCCCGAAGTATGAGCAACAATACATTTATATTGATATGCACCAAATTTAACAACATCATCTAATTTGTAATATGTGTTAACTTGGAAGTCGCCTTTAAATGCTAAACCTTCACTATAGATATCAAAGTTTCCTAAAACTATATTGATATCTCCACCAGCCGCTGATGTATGTTCAGTAGTACATCTATATGTTCTACCACCATACTTAACTAGGTCGTTTAATTTGTATTGTGTACTAGAAGCATAATCACCTTTAAAAATAATACCATCACTAAATTGTTCAAATTTAGACTGGTCTAAAACTGTGCCTGATGATGTGTATTGAGTAGTACAACGGTATTGTTTACCACCATAAGAAACTAGGTCATTTAATTTGTACCAAGTTCCATCAGCATATGCACCTTTAAAGTAAAGTGATTCTTGGTGTAATTGCCAATATTCTGTAAATGTTCCAGGACTTGTATAAAAATCTTGTTCTGTTGCTGGTGACGTGTGGTTTTGAATACACACATAAGCATTACCACCATATTTTGCGATATCATCAATAACGTAGCCAGTTGTTCCTGCCCAATCGCCTCTCCATTTAAACTTTAATCGTCCTAATTTGAAATCTGCCATTTTTCTCTCTATTTACCTACTAATTTTGTCCATTTTTAAACAGCACTTTGATAAGTCGTTGTATTAACCGTTGCCGTTAAATCTTCAAAAGTATTAAAGTCATCAATTGCTAATTTTGACCTTACTGCTTCTTGCTTACTTCTTCTAACTAAATCTCCACTATCACTATTTATAAGAAAAGTAGTTGTTATATCATCTGAATATTTAATTTGTTGGTACCTATCGCTATCATTATTATAATATCTTTTATTAATTTGACCAACCACAATACTAGCTCCTGCCGCTGGAATTAATACGAAATTTAGTGATGTTCCACCTGTTAATGTATAGGTTGAAAATGCTTCTTGTCTAACACCATCCATAAAACAAGCTATTCTTGTTTCATTTAAAACTGGTGTTGATATTGTAAATTGTTTGGTAGCACCGTCACCTGTGAAATATTGAACTTCAAACATCTCTAATCTTTCTTCAAGGTAATCTCCTTCATCTCTAGCAACACTATCAGATTTACCATCTTCATAGTACTTTGATACTTCTATTGGTTGAGTAGTAGAGTTTGGATTGATAGAAGATAGATAACACATACCCTCTTTAGTACGTCTTATACCATTGAATACTTTTTGTTTTTTTATTTCTCCAGGAACTATATAAGCCATTTTATTTCTCTATATTTATTTATTAAGTTATTGCCAATATACTTGCTACTGCCTCAACATCAACAGAAGTTGAATCAGGAGAAGGATCAGCGACCACTCTTAATACGTCATTGTTCTCCAAATTTACTGGTTTATCTAAAGTTAATGTATTGTTAGCAGGAACTTCTAAATTTTTACCTATATGTCTATAAGTTGTTCCACCGTCAGTAGTAACTTTTACATTAACTTTTGCTGTACTGTACCCACTTTTATTTGAAATATATAATGCGTGAATTACAGCAGTTTCAGAACCGCCTGCTGTATATAAATCTGCTGAGGAATTATCTAAAACCCCTACAGTTATTCCTGCATTTTTAAATGTTGACGGCATAATCTTTCAACAAACCTATGAACCAAAAACTACAGAATATGCTAATGCGTCATCCGAAGTACCAATAGTACCTGAAGTGTTAGGTAATTTTAATATTCTATCTGCTGTTGGTTCTTCTACTGATAAAGTAGTTTCAAACGCATTTTCTAAATTCCCTTCAAATATAAAATTTGATCCATTCATAGTAATATCTCTATTTGTAATAGAACCATTACTAGTTGCGTCTTGCAAAGTTACCGAACCTGCACCACCAATTTCTTTAATTTGTCCAGCTGATTTTTTTATATAAAATTTACCATCTGTTACATTAACAGCCAACTCTCCAACATCCATATTATTTGCGTCTGGAATACGAGTTGCTACTTCTGTACGGTATGGTTTTATTTTTGTTGCCATAGTTTATTTCTTCCTTCTTAATTTCGCTCTAAATTTAATTCTGTTTACTAATTTTGCTTTAGATAATCTTCTATCTAATTCAATTCCAAGTTTTCTACCAATTCTCTCTAATTCTTTTTTTGTTTTGTTCTTTAAATCTTTTAATGCTATAACTTCTGTTTTTGGTTTAACTGGTTCATAAGACTTAACTGTTCTATTAATAAATCTTTTAATCCAACCAAACATTAGAAAGTTCCTCCATCTACTGTAGTAACCTCAACGTCACCAGAGGTAACTGTAAAGTTATCAGTAGAAAAAGAAGCAACACCAATGTTTGATGTACTTGCTAATTCTCCAACTATTTGTAATGAATTACCATTTGCAATAGTATTAATTCCTTCTCCTGCTAAAAATTCTAAAACACCACCGACTCTTACTTGTCCTTGTGTTGAAGACTCATCTTTAAAATATAAAGGATCAGCAAGTTTATCACTTGCAATTGCACCTGCTAACATATTACTAGTAACACCTAATGCTTTAACTCTTAATTGGTCTCCACTAACTTCAATTGAACTATTGTCAGGATTTGTATCTATCGTATTACCATCTTTAACTAAACCTGCACCTGCAGTAATTTGACCTGCACCAGAAAATTGTGATACATCTAAATCAGTTGTTCCAAATACTGGTTGTCCTGTATGTGTAAATGTATATCCATTGTTAGAACCAATAGTTCCTTCTTCTACAAATACAAATGAACCACCACTTAATTCAGATGGTTGGTCTTCTGGAGTTGCTCTTGTTAATACAAAATCAGTTGATCCATCACCAACAGTTGTAACTTTATAAATACCGTTTTCGGTTGCGTCTGTTTGGTCTTTAACTAAAACTCTATCGTTTAAACTTAATGCTATATCGTCAACTGATATTGCACCGTTAACATCTGCTGTTAATGTTGCACCGACACCTGCTGTTCCATTATTATAAGTTGCTGATAAATCAGCAGTTGTTGCTGCTTTACAAGATGGTTTAGTATCTAAACCTTGAGCAACTTGGTCAACGTATGCTTTGTTTGCAACTGATTGATTTTGAAATCCTGCTCTATCTTCATAACCACTTGGTAAAATAACTGTACCTGTTCCGTGTGGTGTTAAATTAATATTTTTATTTGCCGCTGTTGTTGTAACTGATTGACCGTCAATTGTAATGTCATCAATTACTAAAGAAGTTAATCCTGCAATATCTGTTTCAGTAGCACCTAAAGTTAATACTGAACTACCTATTGTTGTTTGAGGATTTGCTAAATTAGAATTTGATATACCTGCACTACCCGATAAATTTGAATCTGTTAATGTGTTCGCCTGAATTTCTATATTGTTATCGGTAACAACTGTATCCATACCTGCGCCACCAGCGAAAGTTAATGTTTCAGCTGTATTGTAAGTATCTGTTCCTGTATCACCTGCTAAATCAATATATTGATTAACAGTCATAAACTCTAAATTACCAGCACCGTCAGTTTTTAAGAACTGACCAGCAGAACCATCAGCGCCTGGTAATGCAAATGTTGTTGTAGCTGATAGTGAGTTAGGAGCTTTAAGTCCTACAAAGTTTGCACCATTATTTGTGCCTTCATTAAATTTTATTGTTCCACCTACACTAGTAGAATTACCTACAATGAATTCGTCTACTGCTTTATTTGTGTCTACTATTACAGCACCGCTTGCTGTTAATGTTCCAGCAACGTGATCCAACATTTCAGCGAAATATTGTCCACCGATAACTGATATATTATTTGCGTCACCATTTCCATCAACTCCACCTTCCCCAATGAATAATCTATCTCCTAGATTTCCTTGAGTTCCTGTTCCATAAGTAAATGCTAATTCCCCAAGTTTTAATGTAGCTGGTGCTGAAGTACTTGATGAACGTTTTATCTGTATTACTGTTGCCATATGCTATTTTTTAAAAACTCCCACAATTAAATAATAGTGTTCCTGTTGTAGTAACTATTTCGGTTCTAGTTACAAATTTATTATCACTAGACCTATATTGAATCATTGCGCCATCATCTAAATTTGATGTGTCAACATCACCAAGAAGAGCGAATTTTAGGGAAGAATTTTGTACTGCTACCGTAGATGGTAAAGTTACCGAAACTGCTTCTGGACCATCACCAGTATTTACATTTATATTTGCTGTTGTAGTAGTTTTTTGCCCTACCGTGGCTGTAATATCTGCCATCCAATTCTCTCCTGTGAATATTTATAATATTTAATTAGACAGTAACCTGTGGTCTTACAGTTATAATGCCTTCAATTACTCTAGTGACTCCAGCATCCTTTGTAATTTCAAGGTCATATACATATCTCTCAGCATCCAAAGCACTTGTTTCGGTTGCTGTTAATGAGAGAGTAACTACTCCTGTGGTAGCGTCTGCTGCTATTGAAGTAGTCATATTAATTCGTGTTCTTGTAGAAGCAAAACCTTTAGCCATCTTCGCCGCTGCCGTATAACCAGTTAGGTCAAACGCCTGACTATTAGCATCCTTTACAGTTACGTCTGAACTGAAGGTTGCGCCTTGGTCTATCGTTAGATTAGCTATTGCTGCCATTTACTTTTTCTCGGATTCTGGTACTTCTTTTTTAATCAATTTGACTATTTTTTCGTTGTAATATTTAGTTAAAACATCTATCTTTTCAATCTCAATTAAATGTCTAGTTTTGCTTACCTGTATCTCTTGTCTTACTGCTATACAATTCTGTAATTCAGGACTAAACTTCGTTTCATCATACTCTTTTTTGTCAATTGTTATCATACATTTATCTCCATTTTTAAATTCATAATACTATTTATATAGGTTATAAGCAAGCAACATTGACAAATCCACTAAATAATGATATATTATTATATAACAAAAGGATTGAAATATATGAAAAGACTAATATTAACGGTGATGTTGTTATTATTGCCAATCTCAGCATTCGCTGGAACAACAACAATCGTAAATGCAGGATCAAATGATGGTGCATTTAGAACCGTACTCACAATGATTGGCGACAAAATAAATCACACTTTTGTACAAGCAAATAATCCAGTAATAGCCGAGAAACATTTTAACAAGAAAAATGTTCTTACTATGTGGAGTACAGAATGGACAGATGAAACATTACCAACAGTTGAAATGAACGAGAATACAATCGTTGCTGTTACAGCATACGAAACTATACTTTGTAGTAGAACTTACTCGTCTGTTAGTGAAATGTCTGGTCAAACAATTAAGATAGCAACGTGGGGTGATTCTCCAGTTGTTAAAAAGTTTCTTGATAACTATGGTACAGCAAATAATATAACTTTTGAAATTGTTCCATATGACGGTAGTGGTGCTACTACTAGAGGTTATCTAGGTAAAGACGCTGATACAATTTTTACAATTCAAACTAAACAAGATAAAGTAGAGGTAGACGGTAAATGTATTGCCTTTAGTGCTAATGGTGATTTAGACTTTGCGTTTGTTGATGTCCTAGTAGCAGTTAATGCTTCAAACGGTGCTCTTGAAGAATATAGAAATATAGTAAAAGAATTATCAACAACAGAAGCGTGGTTATCAGCAGTACCTACTACGTATGTTTTAAATAATGAAAATGCGGAATCTTTAGTTTATAAAGTTAACGCTGCTATTGAGTTGAATAAGTAATACAATCCTGCAATTGAGAATTAACAGTCTGGTATGTTTTTAGCATATCAGACTCGTTAGTACCTTCTATAACAAAAGCTTGACGAACTCCACCCATTAGTAAATGTTGAAACTCTGGAATTATCATTCCAGGGTTTAATTTCCAATTATTCTTTGCTAGATATTTGATATGTGAAGTATCACTTACACTTTCAATCTTACCTGGTTTTAAAGTAGAAATTTTCCATAAGTATTGTTTTTTAAATATCATAGGATTTTCTAATAATATATTACTAACAATTTTATTATTATGAATATCATCTAATATTTTTAATCCTTGACCTATTCTTGGATTAGCGTCTATAATCTTTAAATGATAATCCCATTTATAAAAATCAGGTCCTGAAAAAAACATATTCTTTATGTTTAATTTTTTAATCATAGTATTCATAAAATAAGAAGATTTGTCTTGTACATCTATAGGCACTTCACTAGTAGGAACACTCATCCATTCTATAGGTTTATATTGTTTAATTTTACCTTTACTCCAAAATAAACATTTTGTTCCATAATAATAAGGACCCCAAACTTCTGCTTCGTCAGGTAATTGTTCCTGCGCCATATATCTATTAAGTCTGTTATTAAACTTTTCATCTCTAAACCCTTTTTGATTATCAGTAAAAAAGGAACTATCGCCAATTGAAAGTAAAAAATCTTTTTTATTATTAAAAGATATATAATCAAACTTTTTTTGATGTTTTATACCAGAACCTATTATAGGTTTCGTTATAAAAGGTCTATCTTTAAATATATCTAAATCTTCTGGTTTTGTAGGTATGACACTATCGGGTATAAACTCTTTAAGACCTATATCAATACAAAAATCATCCATCCTTTTTTTATCAGATAAAATATCAGCTGCTTCTGGTGATAGATTAGTTAAACCATACAGTTGTTCCAATTCAGCTTGTATAGGTAATAAACTTTCTGCAACTGTAAAAATTCTATCATAAGGTCCTACAATTTTATCAAAGTCTTCGGTAATTACATCCACTTCCTGACCAATAGATTTCAATGCTCTTGAAAGGCATTCCCATTTATTCCAACCTCTCTTATATCCTAGTATTAAATTTTTCATCCGTATATTACCATTACTCTCATTAAGTTATCCCAAAACAAATCTGTTAAAAAATATCCATATAGTATTGGAAAAGTATCTACTCTCTTTAAATAATAACCTATTATACTTAATACAACCAATGATATTAACAACCACTCTCTTACTGGATATATAATAATACTCATTAAAGAAATAAAAAGTAATATAAAATAAGTCAATACATTTTTATGTTTCTTCAAGTGATATGCTACCATACCTAATAAATTAAAACACTTCCAAGATAAGAATAAACATATTGCTAATATGATTGGTATGTAATAGAATATATTAGTAAAGATAGATAGATTATCTACATTAAAAACAAATCCTTGTGCTAGTATTAAATAGTAAATTAATACTTCACTACCAACAATAGGTATACCAAGTACTATTAAAGGTATCAAAGAACTTAACGCACCACTATTGTTTGCTGATTCTGCTGCCGCTATTTTCTTTATATCTGTTTTAACTAAATTAGCACTTAAATAACTTCCTAAAATATTAGTTACTCCTGGTACAAGACCACACCAAAAACCAACAAAACTTCCTACACCAGTTGCAGGTAATGTACTCTTTGCTATACCAAATTTTCTAATTGATTTTTGTTTAGACATCTTTAAATCTCTAAACTTTAATATTTCAGGTACAATATATAACCCTATCATTACAGCACTAAAAGGAATACCTAGAGTTAAATAGTCAAAACCAAATGTTCCCCAAGATTGAAAAGTTATATTATCAAATCCTATCTTTGCTAATATACCACCAAATAAAAATAGAAGTATAGTCTTCCATATCTTTTGTTTTGATAATAGAGTTAATAATAAAACTGCTAAACAAACAATAGATAGTTGTATAGTACTATTATAAAATTGAAATATACTATAGATACTAGGTAGAAATATTAAGAATAAACCTATTGCAAATATAGAACCTAATGTACTTGAAATAGCATTAGTACTTACAGCAAGATGTCCTTCTCCCTTTAAGAATAGATTATGTCCGTGTCTAGCAGTAGTTACAGCGGCAGCGTCACCTGGTATTCCATAGAGAATACTTGTAACTGAATTTGTATAATTCGTTGTAAGAATAAGTGAAATATAAAATAGTAATATATTAAAAGGGTCTAAAAAAAATAGTAAAGGATAGATTGTTGCAACTGCTAAAAAAGGTCATGCACCAGGTATAATTACGAAGACAACACCTGTCAATATTCCAATCAAACACCATACTAAACCAAACATAACTGGTTATCAACGTCTATGGAAGATAAAGACTGGGTTTGATATGCTCCAACAATATGAATACGGTCTACTTTTGAACAATTTAAAGCAGTATGTTTTTGTGTTGTATCTATAACATACGCCGTACCATCAGCAGGTAAATGAACCATTTTACCATTTAATAACAACCAACAATGTTCGTGTGTTTGTATTGGTATATGAAGTCTTTTAGTTTTATCATTATGCCAATAGTAGCAAGTTTTAGGTTTCATTTTCATTAATCTTGTTCTTACAATATTATTAAATTTAATAATTGAATTAATATATGGTATATCAAATAGTGGAATATTAAAGTTTTTTTCAGTTTCATCAACAATTAAATAATTTTGACCAATAGTAGGTGCAATAGGATTCATATCTTTAGTGTCACCTTGTAAATATATTTGATAATCATATTCAGGCAATGTTGATAATTCTTTTTTAATTCTTTCTAAATCGTATTTCATTTTACTCCTATCACCATATATCTATCACAATTTTCCAATTTCAAAGTACCCCTATATAATATTTTTTCTAATTTTAAAGTCTTCTCAAATTCTATTACACTATTATGACAATTAATATGTTCTTTTATTTTAAAATAATTGTTTGATTGTAATATAACTAACGCACTCTTTTTTATTCTTTTCAACATATCATCAATAACCTTTTGTTCAAGGTGTTCGCAAGAAGTACATACAACTACATCATATGTTTTAAAATTAAAGTATTCTATTTTAGCAGTTGCAAAGGTAACACCTGGATAAAGTTGATGTCCTATGGTTTTACATTGTGGGTCCTTATCAAAAGAAATAACTACATTTTCTACAAGTCCTGATTTTATTTTATTCGCTAAATTACCATACCAACCAGCAGCCACACATATTTTAGGATTATCAAAAAATTTAAAGTATTCTATTGACTTTTCTATAAGCCAATCTTTGCTTTTTTCCTGGTTATCGTTTATTGAGTTTATGATAGACTTGACTTGTTTGTCCGTGGTCACCCTATCAATCACCTGTAATATTGTATCCATAATCTTTACTAAATAGTCTAGTAATATTTATAAGAGTATGAGGATGATGAAAAGAGTAATTTATAGTATCTATGTTGATGTACCAGCGAAAGAACATTTTGGTAAACTAGAGCCAGCTAGAATTGGTAGTTATAATAAACTTGCAAAAGCTAATAAAGTAAGAAACGCTTTTAAAAAGCATTACAACAAACTACTTGAATCTAAACAACGCTATAGTAAAGCTATAGGTGTACCTTTCTTAATGTATGAGTATGATAAACAATATCAAACCTTTGAAAAGAATTTACTTAAAGACTTTCCAGAAATAACAGGATATGAAGTAGTCAATTTCTACAAGATACATTTACTTTGTCAATTAGCAAAAGAATATGATGAAATTTTGTATTTAGATTTTGATGCTATACCTGTGACCAAAGATTCCTTTTTTGACGCTTGGGATTTATCAAAAGGTATTTGTGTCTATCATAATAATCATATGGTTAATGTTAACCGTGTTCCTATTGATGACCTTGTAGAAAGTACCAGAAGTCCATCAGCAAAATATTATAATTGCCAAGCTATGCTTCTTGAAAAAGGACATCAACCAGATAATGATGTAATCAATACTGGTATCATTGGAGCTAGAAAAGAAGATATACTTAAACTAAATTATTTTGCTGAGTTTAAAGATACAATAGATTTAATGACTAAATTAAAAGATGAAAAAGATGGTATGTACCCTAGTAATATTACCAAAATGTTTCGCTATGATAATGAAACAATCTTTTCTTATAAACTAAAAACAAATAATGTTAATGTACAATGGTTTGATAACAAATGGCATTACTTTTTTGATAGACAACACTTTATAGAAAAAGGAACAAAAATAGTACACGCTGTCTGTAAAGAATTTGATGTTGTATGGAGGTTTGATGAAAAACATAATTTATAGTATCTATATAGAAAATGATGATACGAATTTAATGGATAGACACCAGGTTACCAAAGTCCAATTAAAAAAACATTTTCAAAAACTATTAGATGTTAAGAAAGAATATGCTAAGCATTGCAATGCTGAATATAGACTTTATGAAAATGATACCTACTGGCAAAAATTTAAAAAGAAATATAATGTTTATCAATTTGATACCATCAATCTATACAAGATACATTTATGGGAAGAGTTAGGTAAGGAATATGATAATGTTCTTTACTTTGATTTTGATGTAGTACCTAACACAACTGAATCCTTTTTTGAAAAATTTGATTTGAATAAGATATGTGTTCACGCAATTAATTCAACCCAAGAAAATACTTGGTCTCAAAGTGATATTAAAAAATTTAAAAAAAATGATGTTGATTTTGAAACTATAATGTCCCATAAAGACAGATATAATATGTATGTTAAAGCAATGTGTAAAAAAGCAATGCTAGCAATAGACAATAATTATAAAGCAGATTATTTAATTCCTAATACAGCAATATTAGGAGGCAATTCAACCATCATAAAAGAACTAAAATTTACAGAGCGTTTAGATGATATGATAGCAATATTAAACCAAGCAAAAGAAGAAAAACTATTTGGAGAGAATATATCAAAACTATTCTTTGCAAATAATGAAGTCTTTTTTCAATATCTAGTAGATAAATATAAACTACAATGGTATAATTTACCTTACGAATGGCATACTTATATTATGGAAGCTGGAGGTAAATTTGCTAATGATGAAATATCAAAAGAAATAATATCAAAAGCAAAACTAGTACATTTAATAAACAAAAGATTTGACGAACTATGGGAGGTAATATAATGTGGAAATTTCCTATTGACATAATGCTAGATGTAACTACTCGTTGCAATGCTGGTTGTCCTCAATGTCATAGAACCGATCCAATGGGTTTAAAAAAAGCTAGTTGGTTACCAGATATTAGTTGGACTTTAGAAGAATTTAAACAAGCTCTTCCTGAAAAATTATGTAAACACATTTATAATTATGATTTCTGTGGAACCTGGGGTGATTGTTTAACCAATCCAGATATATTACCTATGGTAAAATATATTAAAGAAAATGCCCATCCCGAAGTTTCTATTTGCATTAATACAAATGGTTCATTGAGAAATGAGGAGTTTTGGTGGGATTTAGGTGTAGCAGGTGGTAAAAACCTACAAGTTGTTTTTTGTGTTGAAGGTACAAACCAAGAAATGCACCAAAATTATAGACAATTTACTTTCTTGAAAAAAATATTTGACAATATGGATACACTTGCACTTACGAAAGCAGTAATAAGAACACAAACTTTAGTGTGGAAACATAATGAAAAACATTTACCTGAAATTGAAAAAATGTGTATGGATCACGGTTCAATAAGACACCATTTTGTTGCAACTGATAGATGGCACGAAGGAGATAATTTAAAATTTTCTATTAAAGGTAAACCAGGAATTTTAGAAGCAACCTCACCAGATTGGCAAAAAGTTTTTAGACAAACACACCAAGAACTTTCCAATACACAAGCAAGAAGTGAACTTGATAATAGACCAAACTATACCAGAATAGATAGAAGAAGATTTACAACACAAAAGATTAAAGTAGGTGTAGGTGAACATAAATTAATGAAAAAATTAGAACAAAAAGCAAAAACTTGCCCGATTAACTGTGAATGGGGAGTTAGAAACAAAGTTGTAATTAATCCAGATGGTCAAGTTTTACCTTGTTGTTATTTCTGTAATCCTCATTACTATCATAAAAACGACCCAAAAATGAGAAAACGATTTATAGAACATCCAATTATGCAAGAATATCAAAAACACCAAAAAGAACTTAATGTATTTTCTGCTAATTTAATGGATATAATTTCTCACCAATGGTTTCAAAAAACATTACCAGATAGTTGGAACACACCTAATCCAGTATCTCAATGTTCCAAATATTGTCAGAACTATAAATTATAATGTTTGAATCTGAAATAAAAAAATTCTATGAAGATAATAAGGCATATTGCACTATGCCCTTTAAAGAAATTTATTCGGATAGTGCTGGTCGTTATAGACTTTGCTGCCACGCAAAACAATATATACCTATAAACAAATATAATGTTAATAACACTACACCATTTAAATTTTTTAAATCTCCTGAAATGGAAGAGTTAAGAAATAAAATGTTAGCAGGTAAACAAGTGGATGCTTGTAGAGTATGTTATAAATTAGAAGAAACAAGTGGCGAATCATATAGAAATGGAGTAGGGTCAGAAACATTTAGTAAAAATTTAGGAATACTTTTAGAACCTAATAGAGTAGGAATAAAATTAAGAGTACATAGCACCTATTGTAATTTGAGTTGTTATATGTGTCATCCTTTTAATTCATCTACTAGAAGAAATGAAGTGAAAGAAATTTATGGTCCAAATGCTTTATCAGGTATCGCTGGTGCCACTATGGGTTGGGCAAATGAATCATTTAAAAGTGTAAATCATAAAGAATGGAATGATATTAAAAAAGATATTTTAGATAATGCTGATTTATTAGGTTATATGAATATGACTGGCGGGGAACCTTTACAATTACCAAAACAATGGGAACTTTTAGATGAAATACCAAAAGAACACGCAAAACATATCACTTTATATTTTAATACCAACTTAACAGAATTAAGATGGAAAAAGTGGAATATATTTGATTATGTTGATAAATTTGAAAAAATAGAATTTGGAGTATCGTGTGACCACTATGGAAGAAAATTAGATTGGATGAGATATCCTATTGATAGAGTAAAATTTGAATCTAATTTAAAAGAGGCAAAAGATTTAATAAAAGAAATAAATTTGACCTCTTCAATATTAAACATTTTTGATTTAATTGAAATTAGAAATTACTATAGGGACAACTTTGGCATACCTATGACATTTCAAAATATAGTTAGAGGACCTTTTATGTTATCAATAAGAAATCTAAAACAAAAAGATAAAGATATATTATTAAAAAAATATGAAAAACTACCTGACTATAGTTATATAAAATCAGAATTATTATTAAAACCTTTTGATCCTAACCATAAAGAAATGAAAAAATATTGTGATGACTTATCTAAACATAGAAACTTTAACTGGCGTGAACTTTGGAATGAATTTTAAAGATAGAAATATTAACATTGATTTAACCTTTAGATGTCCTTTAGAATGTCCAAAATGTTTGCGACAAGCTATTAGAGATATAGGATTTAAAATACCAGGTCAAGATATGCCATTAGATGACCTTAAAAAAATGGCAAATTACTTTAAAGGATTAATTTTTTGTGGTCAAATTTCTGACCCTATATTTCATCCAAAATTTATAGAAATATTAAAGTATTGTTCAGACAATAATATACCGACAATAATTAATACCGCTGCTTCACAAAGACCTATGAAGTGGTATAAAAAAGCATTTGAAGCACACCCTAAAGCAGAATGGTTATTTGGTATAGATGGTTTACCTGAAGATAGCCATAAGTATAGAATACACCAAGATGGCAAACATCTTTTTGAAATGATGAAATTATGTGCTAAAATGGGTCTTACTTCTCGTTGGCAATATATTGTTTTTAATTACAATGAAAATGATATAGAAACTTGTAGCAAAATGGCAAGAGATAATGGTATTCTATTTGATGTAATTTATTCAGGTCGTTGGAGTACAAGAGATAAGTATAAACCTAAACATCCAAATCTATATTTAAATAGTAAACAAAATTCATTGAACAAGTTTTTCCCAAAAAAATTTAGTAAAGGATTGAAAGAAATAGAATGGTAAAAATTTATCCAAAATGTCTGCATAAAAAAGAACTTTCTTATACAGCAACTGGTTATTTACTGCCGTGTTGCTGGTTAGATAATCCTATAGGGTGGCAAGAACCTCAAATAAAAAGATTAATGCAAAAACATTTATTACTTAAAAACAATGAAAAGGTAGAAGATATTATTAATAGTAAAGAATGGAAAGAATATTTTGAAGAATTAAAAACTAATCCATCATTAACTTGTCAAAAATATTGTAGTGTACCTTTACATCAAGCAATAAACAAAGCAAGAGAAAAATATAACAGAAATTATTATGAACATCAAGATTATAAATCAAATGTTAAAGACCAAAAAATAAAAATATGTTGTGTTTATTTTAAAGGAAAATATTCACCTGATTATGTTGCAAAACTTTATAATGGATTAAAAACATACTGTACACTACCATTTGAGTTTATATGTTATAGTGATAATCCAAATGTCAAAGCAGATGTAGTAATACCTTTAAAACCTCATAGTGATATAAAATATCATTGGCACAAACTAACTTTCTTCTCACCTCTATTTGCATATCAAAAACCAGGTGATGAAATTATTATTATGGATATAGACCAAATTATTACAGGCAATGTAGATGATATGATTGGATGGCCTGTAGCAGACAATGAAATAATAACTTACAATAAATGGTGGGGTAAAAGACAAACACCAAAAATTCAAGGAGGTTTTATAAAATTTAAATCAGGAACAGGTACCGTTATATGGGATAGTTTTATAAAAGCTGTAGAGTATTGGCAACTATTTTATTATAATAATAATATAGTACATTACAAATATTTTGGTGAACAAAATTTTATCAAAGATAGAGCCAATAAAAATAATATAACCATAACATTAATGAATCCAGAATGGGTAGGAGTATATGGTTCAGATAAAAAACAAAATGATATAAACCATAGAAGATATATAGAAGATGGTTTTGGAGATTATATGATATTAGATAAACCAAATCCAAAAATAAAGATTGTACATTTTGCTAACCCTCTAACAACTATACATCATTGTAAAGATGATTGGATAAAGGACTATTGGAAATGAGAATAATTTGTGTAAATACAGGAGATAAGTTTGGTACTTGGTATGTTAAGAATTTAAAACATATGATTGATACTTACTCTGGTTTAAAGTATGATGAATTTGTTGTTATATCTTCTGAAAATTACAAAGGTGTTTTTAATAAACTCCAAATGTTTGACATCTATAGAGATGGAGAAAACTTATATTTTGATTTAGATATTTGTATCTATGGTAAAGTACCTAATTTAATTAGAAAAGACCCAACAGTTTTACACGCTTGGTGGAGAGATAGAGACCATACAACATTTAATTCATCTATTATATCTTGGACTGGCGACCAATCTTACATCTATAATACATTTAAAAAAGACCCTAAAATGTGGCAAGAAAAATATAACAAAGGTATTGATGAAATGTTAGAAAAAGAAAAATTGGTTGTTAACACTTATGATAAAGTTTGTTATTCTGTAAAAGGTAATGAATACAAACCTAAAGATGATAATTATAGTATTATGTTATTTAATCAAAGTCAATATTTAATGGAACAAGGTTGGACTGGTTGGTGGACTAATTACTTTATTTAATTATATAAATCATCACCAGCAAATGGTCTTACCAATTCATCTCTAATTTTAAGATATTCTCTAAAAGCAGCTATAGGTGTTTTTGCTCTTCTAATATTACTCTTTGCTTTTTCATTTTTAGAATGTTTAACTTCTTCTAATTCAAATAAAAATAATTTAAAATTAAATAAACGGTCTATATGTTCCTTTTTAGAACTTAAAAGAAAATCAAACAATGCATTAAAAAAAACTTCTGATTGAGATTTATTAGTAATTTGTAATACCTTTTTAAAGAGACCCTTCTTTTCTGCTATTTTTATAATTTGTTCCTCAAAAGCTTTTGTTTCTTCCTTTTTCTTTTGCCAAGTATTTTCGTGAAGTTGGTCTAAAGGACAAACCTTTAATAATTCTTGACAAGTTGGATCATCTGTACTGTATTCAACTATATGAGAAATAACTTTTTCATTTTTTTCATCTCTTAATAAAATCTCAATATTTTTTCTTTCATTATCTATAAAGTTTGCTGTAATAAAATTTTCTTTTGTTATCATTAATTCGTTCTCCTATTTTCTTCTATATATTTTTTTACTTCATATTGAGGTTCCCAACCATAACTTGTCATTGCTTCTATATTCGCTTTGTTGTCAAGTCTTTCAGTATCACCACCAACTCTTTTTTCAGGAGTAATTCCAAAGTAGTCCATCATATCAGTTAACTTATTTGTAATACCTGTTCCTATATCTATTGCACCTGTCTTTTCAGGAAATGCTGTAATTGATTTTTGTCTTAATATAGATTCAATCGCTGAACAAATATCATACACGTGTATAAAATCTCTACTATGATTTGTATTAATATATGGCACATCATTTTTTAAAATTTTTGGTATCAACATAGTATCTCTTGCACCAGGTCCATATACAGTAGTAAATCTCATACCTAAACTATTTGCAGGAGCAATTTGTTCCATACTATACTTACTCATTGCATAAGGATTTCTCCAGGGTTCATATGCAGTACTTGAACTTGCATACAAAATTCTTGTATCTTTAAAATAGTCAAATATTCTTTGACTTACGATAACGTTTTGTTTCCAATAGTCTGTAGGATTTTCAAAACTTTGTCTGACACCAGATAGACCTGCCAGATGTACAACACAATCAACATCATATTTTAAATCACAGGTAAGTAATTCTTTACCTGTATTACGGTCTAAACCAATTACATCAAAATGTTTTTCTGATAACCATACTGAAAGATTTTTACCAATAAATCCATCACTACCAGTTAATAATATTTTCATAATAAAATCTCATTTCTAACTCTTATTTATCTTCAAATACCAAGTGTTTGCTGCTGACGCTGTTCCATCTGGAAATTCTTGCGCTCTATAATCATCTGCACCCGCTTGATAAGTTTGATAATCTCCTGTACCATTTAATATTGTATCTGCCATACCAGAACCTCTATTTAATCCTGTTGTATAACTGTAAGTTATTTTATAACCATCTACTGAAGCAGCGGCAGTATATTTAATATGACTTGCTAATAAAGTTTCAAAAGCAACTTCTGTATATTCTTGTAAATCATTTCCACCAGTTATATAAACTGGACTTTTTGTTATAGTAGTATCAACACCATCTACTCTATGCAAATAATAATTTTGAATTGTTGTAGGTTGGTCTAACGCTTCAGGAATATTACCTGCTGTATAAGCAGTTGTATCTGCTTGAGTATTTACAAAAATTGCTGTTGCGTCAACTAAAGTAGAACCTGCAACACTATTTGAACCATTAATATGATATGTTCCAGCTTGTTCGCTTGTTGTAGTCGCCGCTGTCAATAAATCAATAGCAGGATGTATAAATGTATCTTTAACATCTTGCAACGTCATTGCTTGAATATCATTACCTGCTGTTCTATAGACAGGCCAAGTTTTTCCTGAATCAGTTGGAGCTGAACCAGAGGTTACAGTTTGCTCTATTTTATCGTAAGTAATAGTTACCGTTGTAGGTTCTGCTGTTGTTGCTTCAGATGGAAAAGCTGAAGCGTGAGTTGACATAGCACCCGCTTGTTGTCTTGTATCTGTTATTGATCCAACATTACCACCAGAACCTACTACTGATAATGCAACAGATGGTGTTTGTGAATATTGATAAATTGCTTGTGCTATTATTTGGTCTACTTCGGCAGAAGACATCTCTTTTAAATAACCGCCGCTATAGTATAAAGGAGCTCGTATAGCCATAATTAAATCTCCTATGTAGCACTACCAACAATCGTCTTTTGCGCTACTCCCGCTGAGTTGTATATTATTAAAGTTGATGAAGCTGTAAAGATATCACCTGTTGCATATGCTGTTGAAGTATCTAAAATTGCAGTTCCAGTTAAATCAGGTAATGTTACTATTCTTTCTGCTGTAGGGTCTGTAGGTCTTATATATGTTTTAAATGCGTCATTTGTTGCACCTTCAAAATAAATACCTAAATTGCTATTTGCACCTGTTAAGTAAATAGCCCCACTTGTTGTTATATTATTTGTTGATATATGACTATTACCAAAACTAACACTATCTCCTGTGCGAGCAGACATAGTATTTGTTCTTAATGTTCCTTCAACTTGAACATCATCATCAAAATGAATTACAGTAGAATCTGTAGATGAAATTGTATTACCAACTATTAAAATTGTTCCTAATGTACTCGTCCCACCTGTAGTTGTAATACTCGGCGCTGTCAGAAGATTTGCTTGTATGTCACCAGTTGTTGTTAAATTTTCATTACCAAAATCTATAGTACCACTTGAATCTGTAATAGAACCATTTGTTAAAGTTAAATTTCCTGCAACTACAATTGGAGATGTTAATTGAGTTGTAATAGTTACACTATTAGTCAATCCAATTGTTAAAGTATCTGGAACAGTTACAACAGCAGTTGTTTGGTTTGAAACACCTTTAAATATAGCAGTTTGACCTGCACCAACTTGCTGTATAGTTGAAGAAGAATCTTCCATCTTCCAACCTTCAGCGGCACCTACTTGAGCAGACAATTCATTTACAGCACCTATAACACTTGTTGCCGCCAATGAAGAGTCTAACGTTCCTATATCGCCAAAGTCATCTGCCGCTAACGCATTAAATTGCGTTCTAAACGTTTCTAGTGTATCTGTTATTGCTATATTTCTTACAGCCATTTTATTTTATAACCTTCTTAATTAAATCTTTTATTTCTCTTAATTCTTTCTTTAAATTATTTATCTCGGAACACATACCTCTTAATTGGTCTGCATTCTCTTCTCTTTGTTTTATTCTTTTCATATAGATAGCATATTCATTACTTGTTCTAACTATCGCATTAGTATTAATATCTCTAACTAAATTTGAGTGTCCTTCAACTTTCAATACTCCGTTTGCCATTTTATTATATTGCTAATGCAATTCCTCTCATATCTTTACAGATTGGTGGATAAGATGATATAGACCCTTTCATTACAATTTTAATTTGAAATGAAGTGAAATCATTTAATCCGCTTGCTGTATATTTGTATTCTCTAAATGTACTATCGTCTTCTGCAGGAGGAATTGAAATATCTTCGCTACCATCTGAATTAAATGGCAACCAATTTATATCTTCAATTTTTCTAGTTTCAGAACCACCAGATGTTCTGTAATAAAGTCTAATTAATGAACTTGAACGAACATTTGCTGATAGTCTTATATCAAGAGAAGTAGAATTATTTTCTATAACAATAGGTCTAGTTAAGTACACACCTGCTGTTGAACTTCCAGTTGGAGCAGTATCAGCAACAAAGTCTGGTGTATTACCAGATGTTGGATTATTTAATCTATTTTGTATTGTGTATGCACTAATTCTTTGTAAATCTATAAGTGGTGATAGTTTAGTACTTGTACTTGTCATTTCTACATTTACATACAAAGATTTTAAACCGTTCATTTCATTTGTTTCATTTATTTGACTTGCAACCATTTTAGGTGAAGTACAATAGATATTATCATTTGCAATTATAGACCCAGCGTTTGCAACTGCAACTGTACTAAATTCTGCTTCTGAACCGTGTATTGATTGTCCAGTAGTAGGTCTTAATTTATAAGATATACTCGTACCTGGTAAACTCATTGTTGATAAGTTTAAATTCATAACATCATACAATCTATTTTGTGTTGCATAAACAGCATTACTTCCAATATCTCCGTTTGTAGTTGCGGTTGTTGAACCTGGTATTTGTATATCATAACTATCTAAAGTTATGTTTGATATACTTGTATATGTTCCATTAATTGAACTATGCGCTAATCCGTTGTATGTTCCTGAAGGAACTCCAGATATAGTTACATTGTTTGATGTACTATGCATTCCGTGATTTGGATGATAAACTCTAACTACATCTGAACCTTGCGTTGTTCTAATAGGATTGTTTTTAAGTTTTCTTGCTGGTAATTCGTCATTGCAAAGTGTAACTCTACCAACAGCGTCTGCAAATTCTGCTCTCTTTAATGTAAATTTAATATCTTCGTTTTGTTCAGCAGTCCAAGTTGAACCATTTTGAGATTTAAACATAACACCAGCATATGGTTGTTGTGATATTGTTCTATCAGAACCTAATACTGTTTCACCTAATCTTCCAACATAAGCATTATACTCATTTGAGTTTGCAAGTACAACAAAACAATACTCAACATTTTCTTGTACATATACAGGACCTGAAAAAGTAAATGTAGTTGCTACTGTTCCATCAGCACTTGTATTAACTGAACCTGGATTTATTGTTGTTTCACTAAATGGTAATATTGTTGATCCTGGATATCCATTTACAACTTCTCTTATTTGAACTGTAATTGGAATATTACTATCTTTAGTACCGAAAAATAAATCAACAGAAGTTAAGAATACACCACCAACATCATCAATCATAAATGTTTGTGCTAATGGGTCAACCCAACCAACCGTTCTTTCACTTCGTCTTGTAGATGTTCTTGTAATACTTCTGTTTTCAGTTGTAGCCTGTCTTTCAAGTCTAGGTTCTCTTGTTGATATAATTGTATTCTGTACAGTTTCTAAAATTCCTCTTGCGACATAATCTGCTTCTCCTGAAGTTTCTACATCTGTACTTGTATCATTTGTAACTGAACTTGTTAATCTGAATACTCTTTGACCAGTACGCCATCTTGGATTTGAATTATTAGTTGGATCAGGAATTGCAAAAGTACCTGAACACGCACCATTGGCGTCGGTTACAATATTGCCTCCTAATGAACCGCCAGTTGGTGTACAATAAGTTGCTATTGCAATATTATCAAAGTAAGGATAAACTCTTGTATTTGGTTTCATCCTTGTTCCACTAAATGATATTGTTCTACTTCTAACAAATGGTACAAAAGCAACATTAACAATTCTATCGCCTATTGAATTTCTTACTACTTGAGGAACTAATCTTTGTCTTAATCCTGTTCTTGTTTGTTGAACATTTTGAGCAGTTTCTATTTCATCAACAGCAAATACTCTTCTTCCTGCTCTTCCGCCACCAACTTGTCTACTTGCGACATCTCTAGTTGAACCAGACCAAAAATCTTGCCAATCATTCCATATTGTTCCTATTTCAACACCTTGTAAACCATTGTTTGGAATTCCAGAAACTAACGTATCAAAACCACCAACATTGTTTATAACTAATTCTGGTCTTCGTTCTGTTTCTTTCCACTCATCACTTGGTGGAGTTAATTCTATTGCACCTGACCAAGTAAAGACATCAAATGGATTAACATTGACACTCTTACTTGCGAAAGGTTGTGTTATTAAAGCAGTTTCAGTATAAGGTAATGTTAAACAATCTCCAGTTTTTTGATATGTTCCATCCGTTCTATCTGTTGCTAAAATAGCAGTACCATCATCATCTGCTTCTATTAATTGTACTGCGTCCTCATTGAACATAGGTCTTAATTGACCTCTTGCCATATCAATAGATGATTTGTAATCTATATTTCCTACATCACCTATATTGTGACCACTAAAGTTGTCTACTATAATTCCGTTTTTAAATCTATCAAAACCATTTGCGTCTTGTATTTGTAAATTTTGTGCTTGTGTTTCTAACAATGATAATTGAGTATAATATTCCATATTCTCAATTCTAGTTTCTAAATAACCAATATCTCTCATTGTATATCTTCTATTATCAACTGCTTTAACAGTAATATCATCTAAAGATAAAACGTAAGATGGCATTTCTAAAGTATATAATAGCATTGCACCATCTAAAGATTTTGGTACTTGCGGTACTAAAGCACTTGCACCTTTAGCAACTTTAAAGTTTCCTTCTTTATCTAAAAAGATTTTATCTATTCTTGGTAAGTATTATTCAAAATCAGAAGTAATATCTGATCCAAATTTAACCATATCAACTGTAGAAGCACCTGTGCCGTCATAAGAACGGTCTTGAATACCTGAATTTATTGTTGAAGAGTCATCTACTCTTGGTCTAAAATCTAAACAATCTCTTAATCTAAATATTTTTCCTGTTGTGTCAGAAGAATAATTTGAAATGTCTTCATAGTTAACAACACCTGCATAAGAGTCTACATCAAAATAATCTCCAGAACCGTGAGAGAAGTAATCAAAATTAACTAGTAATCTTCCTATTGGAGTTATTGCACCATTTTTTAATTTAAGTCTTCCAATGTCATAGAAGTTATCTCTTTGTCCTGTATCTAAAGTAAATCTATCTGTAATATCTGTATCACCAGCAATAGCATTTGTAGAAAAATCTGCTGACATATAAACATTATTAATTTTATAAACGTCTGCTTTACCTAGACCACATACTCCACTTTCTACTTCTGCTTGAGTTGATATCTGTACTGTTTGTGCTGAAGCTAAAGTTTTAGTTTTAGAACCTGCAACACTTCTATTAACTGTTGCTAATATTTTTACTTTATGTCCTGCATAATCAGTACCAAAAGTTAATGTTAAAGTTTTACCTGTTGGAGAACCACCTAATGTAAATATATCACCCGCTAAATGGTTAGTACCACTTAAACTTAATACAGCGCCAACTTCTCCTCCTGTACCTGCACCCATTGACATAATAGATACAGAAAAATCTTTTTCTGCTAATCCACTAAATGTTTCATTTGTTCCTGATGTTATAGTTGCGTCACCATTTGATCCTAATGTTGCTGTAAATGCTCTTCGTATAGAAAAGTTTGTATCAGTTATTCCTGAATTAACAGTTGTCTTTAATGTCTTAACTGTTTCATTTGGCATTTCAAATATTGAAATATTTTTACTTGGTTCTTTTACTGCACCTCGTCCTCTAGTAAAAGATGATTTGCTAACATCACCACCTGCACCTAAAGTTACTGCAAAACTTGTATCATTAATAATATAAGCAACTTCATTTGTTTCAGAAAGAGGTGTATTTGTTGTATATGTAATTTTATCTCCAATTTTTAATTCATCTGTAAATCTTGTACCAAATCCACTAACTATTGTTCCTGCACCTCCGACAGATATTGTACCTGTCATACTAGCATTATCTCTCACTACATCAGCAGTATACGTTGGAGAACCTGCCATTGCAACTTGTTTAATATCAGAAGGACCAAAAACTGTTGACCCTTTACGTCCTAAAACATCTGCTTGTATAACTGCTGTATTACTTGAAGAACCACCTGTAATTGTTTCACCTGGAAGAAAAGTACCTTGTACATTTGAAACTACTACAACTCCGTGTGTTGATGTTCCACCTGTACCTGGATTTGTACAATTAACAGTAGTTATTCCATCTTCTTTGTATAAATTATAATCTGTAGCATTAATTACTCTAACTGTAAATGTTCCACCAGTTACTACTACTGAATCAATTGCCCAAGAACTTCCAACGCCAGCAATTGTAATTTGTTGTCCATCTTTAAAATTATGGGAACTTGCGTGTTGAACTACTGTAGGATTTGCTTGAGTTATATTATTAATTGCTTGTGTTTCTGTAGTTGATGATGATTGAACTGTACCAGTCGCACCAGATGATGATGTTACAGTTTCACCAGTAGTAAAACCTTGAGCAGTTAGTATGTTTAAATGATTAAACATTTCTACATCAAATAGATAATGTTTAAAAACAGAACTTGTTAAACCGCCAAATGAAAAAATATTGTTTGAAGCAGTACCAGATGAATATTCAAATCCTCTTGACTTTGCTCTTCCTATTAAATTAATACTTGATTCAGCACCATTATTAGGAGTACCTCTAACAGTAGTTGCTGATTTATGTAAAGTAATATTTTTAAATGATTCTGAATCTCCTGAAACGAAACCAACATCTGGCGAACCATAAACGTTAGTTACGTTTAAGTAATTACCTAAACTAAATCTTGTTTTGAAATTATTTTCTGTATCAAAATCTCTTGTCTTATCAATATCAACAAAAGTTGTACCTATTGTTTCTAATTCATAACCACGAACATATGCTTTACCTGGTCCCATACCAGCAGCAATTTTAGTTGCGTCCCCACCTTGACCTGATGTATAGATACCTCTATTATCTCCTGATACTAAATGTTCTCTTAAATCTAAATCAAAATCTCTTAATGCATAATCACCTGACTCGTCATATGTTCTACGAGCAAAAGTATCTTCTATTACAGCGTATTCTGTTGTTCTAACTTGATTTTGAATAATACCATTTTTTAATCTTAACAACTCTACAAAGTTTGCGTCTGCTGTTGAAGCTAAAGATAGTTTTGTTAATGTTAAAAGTATTTTAAATCTATGAGCACCTGGAGCATTTTGATTTGATGTTCCTTGAGCATTATCATTTAAACTTACATCTTCATTTGGAGTTACAAAAGATTCTGTAACTAATAAACCAACTCTATATGAAGGTGTGTTTGTATATTTGTCTAGTACTACTGTTTGTTTTGAAACTTCAACGTGATATCCATTAATGTAATAAACTCCTGCTTGAACTTCGGCAGCACTACCTGAATGTGTTGAAGCAACAGTCGCTGTAGCAGCCAAAGCATTAATTGTACAATCTAAAATTTCTGTATCAGTAAAAGAAACTGCTACATTGTCTGTTCCAGTTTTTGTATATTTTACAAATAATGTATCTGGATCAGTTCCATCAGCTACAGATACACCTATAACTTTTGCAACAACGCCTGAAGTTGCACCTGTTAATTCTACTCCGTTATAATCTGCTAAAGTTGAGTTTGATTTTGCTGAAAGTTTTACTGAAGTGTAATTTAAGTCGTACCCGATTTCTCCAGGTATAACCATAGAACCTTTTTCAAATAGATGGTCACTAACCCTTTCTACTTGGTTTTGTAATTGCGTCTGTGATTGTGTTAACTCTCTCGCCTGTACAGCAAATGCTGGTCTGAAAAGAACTCTATGAAATTTTTTACTTTCATTAAAGTCATCATAATAGGGCGATAAGTTAAAATCTGTTGGACTTGGCATTTAACTCCCCTAAAATTCTATAATCAATTTGATATTTTCGGTTTGGTCAGCAGCTCTAGTGATTGGCGCTCTATTTTCTACATAAACTATTTCACCTGAACCGTGGTCAATTTCCGAACTAGAATATCCGTTTGAAAATGTTTGACTATTAACTGTACCTGTTGTCGTAGCAGGTGTTAAAGTTGCGTTTGTATCTGCACCAGTAATAATATTTGTGCCACTAAATGCTGTCTGATTACCGTTAGTATCTATTCCCTCATCATTGTGTCTTGGTTGAATATAATATAATATTTTATTTGTTGGATCCCACTCTACTACTTTACCAACTGCACCTGTGCTTGCTTGTGAAATTTTTTCATCAACTGAAAATGTTAAATTACTAGACGCACCAACAACTGCTGTAGTTGCTCTCAATGTAGCGGCAGAAGCAGCAGTACCACCTGATTTCGGGTCTCTTATTAAACTTACTTTTCTAAAATCATTTGCAACAGTTACGTCACCTGAATTAGCTGATTCTGTTCCTTCTAAACTTGTATTCAACATAACAAAAAATCCACCTAACTCTTGTACTGCATTAAATCCGTGTCCACCTTTTGGTTCAATCATACAATCTAATTCTGTAGTAATTAATGAACCACCACCAGCAGCATTTATATCTGCAAGTTTAATATATGCGTAAGTATATCCTGTTCCTGGAGTAGTTACGGTTACCGCTGTAACTGCACCTGAAGCAATGGTTACTGAACAAACTCCACTTGATCCATCTCCTCGTATTGGAACACCTGTATGTGTTCCATCTGTACCAGCAGAACCCGCTGTTTTAATTTTTACTATATTGATTGCACCATCTACAGCAGCAGCATTAACTGTTCCATTTGTACCAACTGCCATAAAATCTACTGATAAAAATTCTGCTTGTTGAGCAGCAGTTAAAGTGTAAATATATTTCCACTTGTATCCATCAGCAGTTGCTAATATTGTTGTTGATGTTCCTGTAGGTTCTACAGTTGAATTCGCACCATTATTATTATCTAAACATTTATATACGTTTCTTGCTGTAGTTAGAACATAAAAAGTTGCGTCATATAAAGTACCTGCACCACTATTTGAAGTTTGTACTGTTGTTGTTCCAGTAATGTATTCTCCATAATCGTGTCTGTAATAATCATATACAGTAGCAGTCGTCCAATTTCTTCTAGGAATTACAAATCCAGCATTTGTACTTGCTACTTTTTTACAAGCAAGCATATCATCATATGTAAAATTTTGTGTATTTTCGTTGTCTGCAGGAGTCACAGGTAATAAATCTGTACCTTCATTATTTGTTCTTCCATCTCCTCTTGTAGAAGTCGTAAATGCTTGAGGTCTTCCTATACCTAAATAGAAAGTATTTCCTGACGCTTCAGAAAACGCTTCGTGGAATTGTTCCGAGTTGTGTATTCTGAATTTATTTGTTATAATTGCTGGCATTCTTATTTCCTTTATCTATATTTATACAAGTTTTCTAATTAGTAATTAATTCCTATTCCGTGGAGTTGTGTTTCTTTAGTAGTATCTGCCTGGTTCGCCCAAACAGCTTTGTAAATAACTCCTGTGCCACTTGTACAAGTTGTTTCTCCCAAACGGACTTGTTTAACACCAGTACTATAGACTGGAGTAATAGTATCATAACTTGACGCTTCAGTCCAATTTGAACCATTATCACAACTGAAATATATTTTTAAATCCGTTCCGATAACTCCTGTTCCAATACCATCTTTATAAAGCATTGTTCCAGCTACTTTTGTTTTAGCTACATCTACTGTATTAGCTGATTGAATTAATGTTCCTGTTGCTGTTGATGTTGTACGTTCTTGTGGAGTAAAAGTTGTTCCATTAGGATATCTACAATTATTTGATATTCTCATTTCATCTAAATAACCGTTAAGAACACCATAAGAGTCAGTATAAGCTCTTTTACTTATCCATACTTGACCACCTAAAGCACCAGTCATTAAATGACCACCAGAAGAAGTTGGTACAGAAGCAGAACCATCTTGTACACCATCTTTATAAAATCTTATTGTACCTCCATCTCTAACTACTGCCATATGATACCATTGACCTGTTGACATAGCAGTACCAGATTCAAAAGAAAAATCATCTGCTGTTGTTGTACTATTTCTATGATAAACATTAAATTTTTGTTTCATTCCTGCATTAGGACTAATACCCCAATGCCAAGCACCACCTACATCTGTACTATCTGTTTTTGCTTGGTTGAATATATCATATCCGTGTGTGCCTGTATTGACGTTCATATATATCCAAGTTTCCATAGTCCAATCACCTGTCCCCCAAATCCAATCATCACTATCAGGCATTGATAAAGAGTCATCTGAACCATCAAAGAAAGCAGAAGCACTTCCAAATTTTTTAGTTCCTGTATTTGTAGTAGGTTGATTACGTCTAGTTATTGTTCTATTGTGTGAAGAACTATCTGTAAATACTGTCCCACCATTAGAACCATTATAATGTAATAATGCTAAAGTATTAGCGTCGCTTACCCATTCGTCAACAGTTGTTATAGCAGTTGTTATATGACCACTAACTCTATCTACATCTGTTTGTGTTCCTAGATTTGTGTCATCTGAAAACGTATCTATAAAAGTATTAGGCAAATTGAAAGCAGCAGACGATTCGTTTGTTGCTTCTCTCAAAGCCAAAGCTGTTACATCATCTTTAACTGGTTGCACACTTGCACCTAAAGTTAAAGGTGTGCCATCTGTATTTACATTGTTAGCTCTATTTCTTGTTCTAATTCCCATTTTATGATCCTAAATATCTTATTACTATTTCTGCACTAGCGGCAGGTGCTGTTATGAAAGTTAATGTTGTTCCAGCATATGTATAATCGTCTGTTGGTACTAAACAAATACCATTTACAAATACTAAAATATTATCTACAGTTCTACTAGCAAGAATTGTAAATCCTGTTGTTGAACCATCACCTACGTGTGATTTATCTGTTGTGAAAGGTGTAGCACTAGCAGCAGCAGCTGGTTCAAATTTTGTAGTTGAAGAATTCCATTGTAATACTTGTCCATTAGTAATTCCTGTCATACTTATATTTGAAATATCATCAGCACTAGAATTTTCTGTTAACATTTCAACCCAACCTGAAGTAGTTGCTATATAAGGTTTAAGTGTTGTTTCATCTAAAGCAGGTGTACCTGAATAAGTAGTTGAATTAGGAAAGGCTGCTAAGTTTGCGTGATTAAATCTTATTGCTGAATTTTGTCCACTAACTGTTATATAAGCAGAACCTATTAGTGATAAACCATTTATTGTTGAAGCAGTTGATCCTAATGAAATTGCTGTAGAACCAATAGTAATTGAATCATTTGCTAAATTAGCATTTGTAATTCCAGCAGTACCACTTAATTCTGAATTTGTAAGTCCTCCAGCTGTTAGTGTAACAGTATCACCACTTACAACTGTTGTTATACCAGTACCACCAGATATTTTAAAAACATCTCCTTGTTCTATGGAAGAAGTTGTTGATGTATCATCTGCAATATTGAATAAAGAACCTGTAATTATAGGAGTTAAAATAGTTTTATTTGTTAGGGTTTGAAAACCTGATAATGATACTACATCACCTGTTGGTGTGTTAATAACTGGACTTGTTAATGTTTTATTTGTTAAAGTTTGTGTTGCAATTTCTGAAACTAAAGTTGAGCTACCCTCTTTTGGTAATAACATTGTGTTAGTTACACCCTCACTATGAGGTTGTGCTGCTATAGTCTGTCCGTGTGTATTGGCGTAGCAATTAAGTATAATTTTTGCGTCAGCGGAAGAACCATCACCTCTAACTTCTAAAATTGCACTAGCTGGTTCTAATTGCATATTACCAGTATCGTTTGTCAATTTACTGCCAAGAGTAGCAGTAGTTAAAGTTTTACTTGAAAGAGTTTCTGTACCACCAAGTGTCGCAAAATCATCATCTGATAAAGCAGTATTAAATAGTGCTGTAGTACCTGTAATAGTATTAGTTGCTAAATCAAGTGATTTATTTGTTAGTGTATCTGTTGATGATTCTGTAAGAACTGTAGAGTCAATATCAAAAGTTAAAGTATTACCAACTAAAGTAGTATCAATACCAGTACCACCTGCTAAATTAAGTAATCTATTCTGGTCTATAGAACTACCGTCACCTAAAGCAGTATAAATTTCATTAAAGTTATCATTTATAATACCACCACCAACACGTAGGTTACTACCTGTTCCGTCATTAGCTGCTGATCCTATATCTATTGATTTTTTTGCCATTTCTTCCTTAAATTACTTTACTATTTATAATCATTTACGGTGTTGTATCATCAAAAGTTGGTCCTGTTTGAGAGAAGTTAGTTACTGTATTACTGAACTCATTACTACTATAAGTTAAGAATGAAGGAAACGCAAGAGCCATTTTAACTTTCTGTCCTTCAGGATGTGAAGACATTAAGAATACTCCACCTTGACCATCTAAACTAGTTCTTGTTCCAAATACTTTTAAATTATTTAATTGTTCAAACGTATGTCCTGTACCACCAATTGAAGTATTAAATATAGTATTTGCATACTTATTAAGTGTTCCCCATTTTGGTCCAGCATATGCGTAACCAGCTTTAACAAATTGACCACCTATTGTTGCCCTTTTTCTACTCAAATAATCTATTGTTAATCCAGGTCTTGTTAAAGTTACATCCCTTTGATTTGCTTCAAAATGTTCATTTGTATTATGGTCTAAATCAATTGCTCCTGGTTCAAGAGGTTTTGCTCTTAAAGATGTTCCATCATCTATCGTTCCTAATCTTCTACCAAATATCACCGAGAATAAAGTATTAAGAATTGCAATTAATGGTATTTCAACTTCCGTTCTACCAGAAACAGCACCAACTAATGGTAATGATCCTTTAGCACTTAATCTATTTGTAATATCTACTTGACCTGTAAAATAGAATCCTGCTGTATGCATTGTCTTTTTAAATGCGTCCCGCCATACTGCAATAGAACTAGCAACTTTTAATACATAAGAAAAATCTTGATAGTATCTACTATCTTGTACTTTCATTGTTACTTCAGAAAGTTTACCATCTTCATTAATAAATTGTCCATCTGTATCTGAAACTGAAACTACATTGACATTTGCTGTTGCAACATCAATTTTAGCAATAGTTCCTGACCCACCTGAATCTGCTGATAATAATTGACCTTCTGTAAATGCACCTGTAATATTTTTAATTCTTAATACATTTGTAGAAGTGTTATATGAAACAATTGTTCCTTGTCCACCTGAAACTGTACAAGATTGCCCTACTGTAAATGCACCACTAACACCTGTTAATACACAACTGTTATAAAATTCTAATACTGGAGGACTAGGAGCGTCTTGATATTTTTTTCCTAACTCAATTGTTTTTAATGCAATAATTCTTCCAATTTCATCACCCCACGCATTTACACTTCCAGTTGAACCGCCTGATGATGTTATAGTTACGCCAGGTAAAGAAGTATATCCTGTACCACTATAAGTTAAAAATACTTTTTCAATTGTTCCTGTGCCTGTTCCTAATTCTTGCATAATACTATTACCAAAATATGGGTCTGCTGCCATAGTACCATCTTCTAAAACTATTTGGTCAGAATCTTCACCTGCAATACCACCATTAATAACTCTTACAAATCCAGCAGCATCCCTTCCGTTTGTTCCAGTATTATCAAATACTAATTTATCACCGACTTCATAATTTATTCCTTTATTATTAATTACAATATCTGTAATTCCACCAGAACCAACTTCATCAATATTAAATATAGCACCTATACCACCTGCAATAACTTTAATTGTATCAGTAGTTTCATTTAATGCACCATCATTTGTAAGTGATTTTGTTCCTGGAATACCAGTTATAGTTGCTTTAATATACCAATCATCTGTATCAGAAGCAGAACCTTGTATTTGTTCTCCAATTTGAAATGTGCCTTGAATAGAATCACTATTTAAAATAAATTCTGTAACTGTATCTGCACCTATTTGAAAATTGGTAACATTTTCAACAACTGCATAGGCACCACTATCTGCACCTGTAATTGTTCTTCCAACTAATTGTGCTGTATTACCAATATCAGCAATAGCTCTTAAAACTTTTAATGTATCATACTTACCATCTGATATTCTTAATATTTGTTCTCTTGGATAAAAGGTTTGTGATTCTTCATTGAATAATATTCTAAAAAATATTTCGTGTCCTCTATTCGTTCCTTTTGAACGATAAAGTGATTTAACATTTTTTATAAGACTTCTTTTGTCAACTTGATTTGCTAATGTATCTGGTAATGTTGCAAGAAACTCATCCCTAAAATTTGATAAGAAATTACTAATTACATTATCTGGATCTCTAAAGTTAACTAGGTCAGCAATATTATTTACTGGATTTGGTTTATAATTATCTATTGTTGCATATGCATTTGAACTACCACCTACAACTATTTCACCTTTTATAAATTTATCTTGAGCAGATATGAATAAACGTCCAGTATCTAAATCTTCTGTTAATACAACAGCAGTTGCACCAGAAGTTTGTCCTGTTATATTTTCTCCACGAGTAAATTTTCCATATTCAGTACCAGAATAAGTTTCAAAAATAACTTTATCACCTGCGTCAAGTAATGTTCTTGTACTACCTAAAGAACTTGCATTTAAAACTAAATTATTTGCTTGGTCTGTTTCTGTTTCTAATAAGATACCTTCTGTAGATTTAACAGAAGTTACTGATAACTCAGCGGACTCTAGTAATTGGTAATAGACTTTAAGAAATTCAGCAAACTTTGGATGTTCACTAACTACGAATTCAGGTAGTTGACCAGAAAGTATTGTAGAAATCTTATCATTAAATTTTGCCATTTGTCATTAATAACTGGAAGTAGTTGTGTATCCCACACCTGCCTCAGCACTTCCTCCTACAAAACTATCGGCAGTAACCGTTATAGTTGAATTTGCAATATCCATTTCAACAATTTGGTCTCTAACTGGAACAACATCATTAGAACTTGGTGTTACTGTTAATTCAACTACTGTTGAAGTTGTGCCTCTAATATTTGATATACTAGCAATGTTTAATGAATTAAGTGTTATTGCACCTGTGCTATAATCAATTGTTCCTTGTGTTGAATTTAAATAAGATTTTACTCCACTTGCTACATAATATAAACGAACATTACCTGCGCCGTCATCATCAAAAAAGCATTCGTTATCATTACCATCAATTTTAAATCCAGATGAACTTAATATTCCACCTGTACTTGCCATATGTCCAGAGTGTGGATTATATAATGCATTTCTAAAATAGATATTATATTTTGAAGATGTTAAAAGTATCGGTTGGAAAACTTTTCTTATTTTAACAGTTGTTATGTTTGATAAAATACTATCGTCTGTACCATCAATCAAACCTGTTACCTTTGAATATCTGAATACTGAATCAAACTTTTGTAAGTTTTCTAAATTATAATTTATTAATGTATCAATAACATCTGCCTTTATAGTATCAGAAGTTTTTGCTGTTGCCTTTGCGTCATACTTAACATTTGAAGTAATTAATACAGAAGTTGTTTCTGGATCTTTTATAATTGGTCTTACTGAAGCAACGTTATAAGGTTTTAATTGAGTTACTATATCTGCTTTTGATGTATCTGATAATACTGTTCCTGATTTTGCTTTAATAGAAATATTTACAACACCGTAAGTTGGAGTTTCGTCATCTTCACCACCCCACGCACTTACTGATAATGCATTTGGATAAATTGATTTAACTATTGTTTCATAGTCAGTTGCTGTAACTGCTCTATCTTGAGCGGCATAATTTAATGGTGCATTAAATTTTATTGATTGATTTGATTCTGAAACTGAACCACCTTGTGAATTTGAATCAGTTGTTATAGTTACGTCTGTATAACCACCAATGTTTCCTGATAAATTAAATTTTGAAGCACCGTTTGATTCTTCTTGATTGGTAACAATATATTCTAAAATAATTATATTACCATCATCTAATTTCTTACCTGTTACACCATCACCAAAATAAATTTCAAACTGACCATCTTGACTCTCTTGTATAAAATAAACTTTTGAAGAACTTGATACATTATTATAACCACCAGCTAAAGTAAAAACACTTTGTGTTGTATCTGTATTACTATTTTGAACTGTAACTTTTAAAGTTGAAGTATCTGCACTAATAGATGGTATCAAAAATCTTTGGTCACTATCAGTTGCGTCAGCTGTATATTTAAATGTAACCAATGTTCCTTCATAAAGAGTTACATTTTCAAATGTATAAACTCCATTTACTGGTGCAATTGTTATATCTGAATTAGTTGTATATTGATAATCTATTTTATCAACTGTAGTTGTGAAAACTGTTCCCTTCTGCATTGTAACTGAGGAACCTATTGCGCCATTAACAAGAATATCAATAGACGCTCTTGGTGCTCTCGGAGATGATGGAGTATAACCTAACATCTTCGCAATTGATACAATATTATTTCTAATATCAGCACTATCCAAATACATTTCATTAGTTGACATATTAGCAATATATGACAAATAGTGAGTGTTGTAAGATAGTAAATCTATTAGAATAGATAAACCAGAACCTTCAAAATCAAAATCTTGAAATTGTGTTTGACTTTGTAAAAAAGTTTTTAAATTTACTTTAATTTTATCAAAATCTAATTCTGATACATTTAATTTATGTTGCGACATTTATTATCTTAACCTTTGTAATTCTACCGACATTGATTGTGGACCTGGCACTCCAATAATATAAAAATGTATTTCAACTACTAATCTATTACTATCAACATCATCACCAAATGGACTGTTAGTTACAAAATTATTATCATTAATAACGATAGATGTTATACTTATTCTTGGTTCGTGATTTTGTAAAACTTCTTCTATTTTTCTTTTTAAAAATATAGAAGTCATTGGTGTATAATTTTCAAAAAGAAGTTGTCTTACACCACACCCCAATTCTGGATGAAAAGGTCTCTCATAGTAATTTGTTAATATCAAATTTCTTACAGACCTCTTTATAGCATTAGCATCCTCAAGTGTACCAATATCGTTGGTAATTGGATGCCTAGTAAAATTTAAATCTATATCTTTAAACTTCCTAGATTGCCTCGTACTAGAGCTTTTTACCTCACTAGTATAATCTGATTTAAATTTCTGATTTTGTTGTCCCATACTGTATATATTTATACAGTTTATCCCGCTCTTACGTTAGATGAACCTTGATACATTGCTCCAAAATCAAAAGAATCTCCAATTCTTGCTACACCCTTACCTTCAGCACGAACTGTTGTTGACGCCATATTAACTTTAGCTCCACCGTGTGGGACACAATAAATACCTACAAGCCACGTATGTGGTAAAGCAGGATCATTAAGTCTAACAATTGGTATACCATTTGCTTTAACTGTAAATTGTGTTGCTTTAACTCCTATAACTGCTGTACAAGGATGTCCTGTTGTACCTAAATCTATTGTATCCCTACAAATTTTTGGCATTACTTTATGCTAATATCCAAATGGCTACTATAACTATTAATACCCAATTAGGTACTGAACTTTTAGTAAACCATTCTTTTACTTTTTTCGTGTCTATTGGTTCTATCATTTTACCTCTATTTTTCCTCCAGCAGACTCAATGTCTGCTTTTATTTTATCTACTTCTTCTTTTTGTTGGTCTTCTGCAATTACAGAAGGGACTCCTTCAACAAAATTCTTTGCTTCTAGTAATCCCATATCTTTAAATGCTCTAATTGCTTTAATTACACTAATTTTTTTATCAGGATCAAAACCTGTTAGTGTAATTTTGAATAAAGACTCTTCTTTTTCTTCTACTACTGCCGCTGGTGTACTCATTATAGCATTTAAATCTAAACCCCAAGTCTTTTCAAGTTTTTTTGCTAATTCACCCGCTTCAATAACTGTTAATTTTCCCAATTGTTCTACTAACGTATCAATATTACTCATAATTTACTTTCCTAACTTGTCTTTTCTACCAATAGGTAGTTTTTGCCACTTGGTCATCTCTTGACCTTTCTTACTTATCCACTCAATAAAGATTAATGGCGTTTTTACTTTATTTTGGAAAGATTTAACTGCCTTTTTCCAACTCGTAGCAGATATTTCTTGATTTATTTCTTTATTATCTGTAAATTTAAACTTTTTTTCTTTTGACATTCTGTTTATTCCTTTTCGCACTACATTTTTTATCATCACATCTACAATATTTACAGATTTCCAATTTTCTTGCTTCCATCATTTCGTACTTTGGCTTTCCGCAATGGGATTCTCTCCCACAATTGTTGCAATAAGTCATAATATAGTATTTATACTAAAAATTACAAAGATAAATTGCTTCCCGATTCGGAAATTTGTCTATATCATAGGAAAATCTGCAATTATGAACGTTTCCACAAGAAACTAGAACAAAAAGCGAACACATAACTAAAAAAACCTTGATTTTTCTCATTTTTTTTAAATTTTTCCCTTGACTTTCCTAAATTTTTAGTGTATATTTAACGTATAAGTTGAAAAGGAGAACATTATGAAAAAAATACTTGAATATTTAACAATTATTTTATCAATAGGAGGAACTTTCTGTCTAATCGGCGCTGTCGGCGCAATTGACGGCGGTTATAACGGAATTCCTATGAACGATAATTGGTTTTTATGTGGTACTTTGTCATTGTTAGGAATTGCTATGTTTATTTTAGCATTATACTCGCAAACGTTGTATTCTGAACAAGACTAATTACTAGATTTTAATAAATAGCCTATCTCTAATCCTAGCTCATCTGCTTTATCAATAGTTTTAGATGATTTTGAATAGAATCTATCTTTACCATCTGGTGAAAATAGTTCTGCTTCAAGATTTATCGTATTACCATCAATATTTGCAAATACACCTACCGCTGTATCACAATCTCCTTCTATAATCTTAAGCACGTTCCTTTCTGCCTTAACACAATTGTGTGTTTCTGTATGATTAACACTTTCTAATAACTCAATTATCTCTTCATCATTATCTCTACATTGTAAAGCAATAACTCCTTGACCAGCACAAGGTATCATTTCACTAGTAGAAAACGTTTGAGAAATCTTGTTCTCTAAACCTAATGATTGAATTCCTGCATAAGACAAAATTATAGCGTCAAATAAACCATCATTTAGTTTTTTAATTCGTGTATCAACGTTTCCTCTTATTAACTTATAATTAAGGTCTTCTCTTATTCTTTTTAATTGGAATTCTCTTCTAAATGAAGAAGTACCTATAATTGAATTTGGAGCTAAATCTTTTAAGTGTTTATTATCTCTACTAATTAAAATTTCTCTTGGATCGTTTCTTTCTAAAAAACAGTTTGTTAATAAACCTTCTGTTTCTTCCGTTGGCATATCTTTTAATGCGTGGACGGCTATATCTATTTTTTTACTTAATAATTCTTCTTCAATCTTTTTAGAAAATAGTCCTTTACCTCCAGCTTCAGAAAGTCTTACATCTTTAAGTTGGTCGCCCTTGGTTTCAATTTCTTTGATAATTACTTCTTTGTTTAATACTGCTTTAGCTTTTTCAGCATAGATACGTGCTAATTTACTTCCTCTTGATCCTATTATAAGTGATGTCGGCATAATCGTCTTGCACCATAAGTTATCATATAACAAGCACCTGCTCTTTTGAATATGTGATATGTTTCTTCTAAACTACCAGGCGCACCAATACCTAACCATTCTCCAGATGTTTGATATACACCTACAGGTTTCTTTGTAATATTTCTTATTGGTTCAATTAAGTCTAAACTTGTCATACCAGGTTTTACCATTAATTCATCTGCGCCATCATCTGAATATTTTATAGACCTTGCAATTGCCTTATGTCTATCGCTAACATCTAATTGATAGGGTCTATGAATACCTTTTGGTATCTTCATTACATCACGCCAACCTCTATAAAATGTTGAACGAAATTTTGTACTATAACTCATTACAGGTATCTGACCATTATTAATTGATTTAATATTCTTAACTGTATTGTCTTGACAATCACTTGGCGCTACTGTAGCACCTGACGCTGTGTAAATCTCTACGGCTGATTGTAGTAATAGGTCATCTGTTTTTTCTTGGTCTCCTGTTACACAACAATGTCCGTCTTGCGTGTAAGAACATAAACATACATCAACATTTAATTTTATAGGTAACGTTGAAAGACTAGCGGCAGTTAAACAAACTTCCTCAAAGTTAAATAACTTTAATTCAGGTATGTAAAATAAAAGAAATTCTTTTACTCCTAAATCAATATCTTTCTTAACACGTTCTTTAACTTCTTTTGCATTAAAGATTTTATTATCTTCTCCTAGTCCAGTTTCTCTTGTAGTATTACTGGCGAATATCGGTTGTATTAATCTCATTATATTATTCTTCCCATATCGCACCTGGTGGCATAGACATTAATATTGCTTCAGGATTTCCTCCACTTCTCAATCCAAACTTTGTTCCTCTATCATACATTAAATTAAATTCAACGTATCGTCCACGTTTTAATAGTTGTGTGTATTTATCTTGCTTCGTATATTTTAAATTCATCTTTGGTGTTATAATCTCTTTAAGTAATTGACAAAAGGTTCTACCAACATCTTTAACAAATTCAAAATGTTTCTTACCATATTTGTAATCAAAGAAGATACCACCTACACCTCTTGTTTCTTCTCTATGGGGTAAATAAAAATACTCATCACACCATTTCTTATATGTTTTGTAATAAAGTTTATTATGTCTATCACATAATTGTTTTAATCTGTAATGCCATAAATTTCTTTCTACATCATCTTTCAAACACGGTGTCATATCTGTACCACCACCAAACCAACTTTTTTCTGTTTCAATATATCTTGTATTAAAATGTATTGCAGGTACTTTAGGATTCTTTGGATGTAATACTACTGATACTCCTGTTGACCAGAAGTTTCTACTATGTTTTGTACCAGGGATTTCTTTTGCAAAGTCTTTTGGAAACTTACCTACAACATTACTAAAGGTGACACCTCCCTTTTCAATCACATCACCTTTAATTGTTTTAAAGTTACCAAATTTCCATTTGTTATCTTTAAATTTTGCTTTAGTTTCTAACTCTTCAATAGTCTGACAAATTAACTTTTGCAACTCCATAAACCATTGCAACGCTTCTTGTTTCATTACTTTATTTCAGCGGCTATTCTTGAAGCAAAGCTACTTTCTTCTTTTTTTAATTTTACTTCTTCAAGTGTCTTTGATTCAGCTTTAGGATGATTAAAGTATAAATTGCCTGATACACTTATTCTTGTTCCTTTTGTTTTAAAAGGAATTACTTGATGTCTTAATTGTGCTGGAAATATCCACATACCACCCATTTGAGGATTATAACCATATGAGTGTTCTGCCCAAGTTGGATTAGCTTGTTCACCATAATGAAACGTAACACCACCTGGACCAAAACTCTTGCCTTTATAATTTTTTCTTTCTTCTGTTAAGTCTGGCGTATTTAAAAAGATAACCCAAGATAACATTCCATCGTGTGTATGTTCAGGATTAGCTTCGTTCTCTTTCATATAATTAATCCATAAGTTCATAAGTGTAAATTTTGTTGAAAATCGGTCTTCTGTAAAAGGTTGTCCAATATAGTTCGCTGACGCTTTAACGTAATCATTAATGTATCGTTGAAACTCTTTTATAAACCATTTTTTATCTTCTAAACCAAAACCTCGTTGGTCTTCTATTATCCCTGCTAAGTTTTCATTGACTGAACCTGGTATTAGTTTTTGTCCTCTTTCAGTAAGTCCTTCTAATAACTCTTGATGAACATAATACATTGCCACATAAGGACCAAAATTTAAATTACCACCCCTTTGTTCGTCTTCAACAGGTTGCATAAACTCTTTATGTTTACGGTGATTTAAAAAATGTGGATTAAATTTATCGTTATTATCTGTCATATCCAATAATCATATTCATTTGGTTTAGGTTTGTATCCGTCATTATCAAAATGTTTATCTGCCCATATTGAAAAACATAAGACAATCATTGCAAATCCAATTATCAACCAAAGACCCTTTCCTTCTTCCCAATTTGTTAATAAGTACCATAGTACTTGTAGTCCATTCATTTCATCATACATAGTTATTCTTTCCTTATTTTATCCATTTTTTGTAAAACTGCTTCTTGTTGTCTTTCATTATAAAACCTTTTATGTTCTTCTTCTGTAATCGTTGCTTTTCGTCCATCACGTACTATTATCTTTAGTTCTGTATCTGTTAAATATATTACTGGTGAGATATAATATATGCCTTGATAACTATAAGGTTTGTTAACATCTGGATCCATAACGTAATCATATTTAGTTTCTTTTTTTGGTATCGTATCATAATGCACTCCTTTATCTATGTTCCAACAATGATGGATGATTGGTGTTGCATTGATACTTTCATTATAATTATCAACCAACCAACCTGTAATAAACTTCGTACCAAAGTTTTTTGCTTCTACAACGGACATAGTAATACACTCACGTCTTTGATAATTACTATTCGGTCTATGTTCAACCTTTTCTATGTATTGTGCGTTTGGTCTATACTTTAGAAATTGTTGTGTTGCGTTTTTCATACTGTAGTTTGTCTTTCAATGCGAGTTTCATTTTCTTTAAGTCTTTCAATTCTCGCCAAGAAGTAAATGACCTATCGTTCTTTCTTACTGCCTCCTGTAGATTTACTTTTCTTTTTAAGTCTTTGTGATTTGCTTTTAATTCCGCCATATATTGTCCTTTCGTCTATATCGTGTATTCGTGGGTTATATCCTTTCGGCCAATTCAGATTGAGTGTTAAAGTAGAATCATCTTGACATATTATTCTTATTTGGTGTCCTGTGGGTGTTGAGTTATCCCAATAACGTTCATAGTTATTTAAGTTAATGACTTGATGTTTTTTCTTTTTTGATTTTTTCTTGACTGAATCAAACATACCCGAGTTGGGTGTGTTGTTTGCGATATCATCTAAAAATTTGGAATCTTTAGGACTTGCGTTAAAGTCATACGTAGCAGGATAGATACCTGCGTCTTGTTCTTGCGCTATTTTTTGTGCAAAGGTCTCCATAATATTAACATTACTTTTATTCATACATAATCTCCTATAATACTATTTATAAGACCTGCGCCCACGCTTAGAGGTACTACGATTGATTCAGATTCGCAAAAATTTCAGACTTGACATTTACTGCAATAAGCAGTATACTCTTATAAATATAACTTTAGAATGGTTGTACCGTCTAAAAACAAAATCATCATAGAATCAAGCCATCATAGTCACACCTTTGCTGACGTAGACTTTATCGTTTACTGCCAAAAAGCCTTATATAGTAAACAACCATTTCGTGTAAGAATTGTAGATTGGGAACCAGAATATTGTATTGCCTATATAAAAACATTACGTTTACACGACAGATGGAAACCTTTAACTATTACGTATAAAAGACAAGGACATTATATCTATTTGTGGAATAAAAACTATGTAAAAGGAAAGAGATATTGAAATTTGACGTTTTTGGTGCTTAGGTACTTGGAGCATTCTTGCAGACACTACACGTCTATATATAATTTATAAGTTTCCAAGAATTACAGCCATTACAACAAATACAATGAATAGTATATAAACGCTAATCATCCCAAGGAAAAACCTCATCTAATTTATTTCTTGCACGTAGGACTACTTTACGTCCTGGCTTTGTATATTCAATTGCTCTAACTTGTTCTTTGGGTTCGCCTTCCCATTCAAATCTGTAATCCTCATTTTCTGGTATCCAATTAACACTTGGTGTTTCATAGGCCTCTTGTGGAAGTTTAGTCCAGATACTATCAAAGAGTTCTTGCTCGGACATCAACCCCATTTGGTTATACACTTTACCGTGCATTTCTTTGGACATCAACCGAAGTTTCTCTTTATTGTATTCTATCTTACGTTGAAAGTCCCAGTACTCTTTTAAGTCGGCGTATGATTCTTTTGTAATGGACATTATAGAGATATTTATGCTGGCCGGTTTTTTTCTGGAAAAGGAAGTGTGTATATTGTTTGTGTCTGTTATTGCATTTATAGTTTAAATTTTTTAATTTTTTAAACAAATGCGTTTTCTCTGGCCTCGTTTTTCAGATTCCGTTTTGGTTTATTTTTGAGTTGAATATATATGTTATTGACCTGGCATACTGCCTGGGTTTAAGTCAATTGTAGACCCTTTGTGTACGACAGCGCCTGTGGTACTTGATGTCTTCGTGCCTTCAATGATTTCTGATTTATAGCCTTCTATGACAGAAGAGTAGTTGCCTTTTACTTTCAAATTATAATCACCTCCACTATTGACATTGATGTTGCCTTCTACGGTGACCAAATTGATATTGCCTTTGTCCACTTGTATATTCACATTGGCATTGGGACCTATTTGTATATCGTAATTGTTATTGGCTTGTTGGCTTTTGTTAATAAAAATCTTGTGGCGACCATCTATAGTAATGTCACTTTTCCCGCCGATACTGTAACGACTGTCACCTGTTGTAATACTGTAAATATCTTTTTTGTTAAGGTAAGTAATGTTGCCTTCAGGATCAATTTCATAAGAGGTGCCTTTTCTATGCGCCTGATAAATTCTTTCGGTGCCAACTGAATCGTCTATTTCAAAAATATGCCCTTGTTCACTTTCATAAACTTTGTTATGAGGATAAACAGCGTTATAGGTAATTTCATTTTCATCCCAGGTGTCACCATCACTTGCAGGCATATCGGAATAATTGCTTGCCTTCGTTGCGTTAAAGTCTGCCGTCGGTACGCCTTTAGTCCGCAATTCTTTACGCAATGTTAAACTTTCGTGAGGAGTACTAGTACTGTTCACCGCCAGTCTATTGACATCACTCTCACCTATATGTTTAGGATAAATGTCATTCGGGTCGGCAAAACCTTTTGTAGAGTCGCCTTTCGCAATGGGATTGCCTGGCATTGAACCAATTACACACGGCTCTTGACAACTTGCGCCATCTCTAAAATATCCAAAGACCCAACTGCCTTCAACCAAAAAGGTCGGCGAGTGTCCAAGACCGCTTATGCCTGGTGATGTAACAGGCAGTATGACTTGCGCCCAAGGTAAATCTTCTGTAGACAAAACTTCTTTATCATCTGTATGTATGCCAAGACAACGCACTCGCACTCGGCCAACCTGCATTGGGTCGTTTCTATCTTCAACGACACCGTGAAAGTAAATGAAGTTCTGAAATCCTAAAATATTTGTCGTGGCCATTTAGTTTTTTCCCATATTGTTTTTCTTTTAATGCGTAGCACTTACGCAATATAATATTATTTAGTTATCCTTTACGCAACCTTTACGCAGGTTCGTGTGCATTCTGCGTAAACTATTTCCTTTACGCAGGCGAGTTTGCGTACCTTCCGAGTTCTTTACGCACTCTTTACGCACCTTTGCGTAAAAGGTATTATTGTACCTAATAGCCAATCCGAACACATCTTGGTTACCGTCGGATGGCTGTGTGGCTTCGCAATGTGGCTGTACTCGCTTAGGTATACCTGGCGACCTTGCTGTGGTCTGCTCAGTTGGTCTGCGTTATACACTATTCCGCTCACATTGTCAATGGGTGAAGTTCGGAGTTGTTCTATATTTGTTCTAATATGCTGTGTCATAGTTCTGTCATATTCTCTACGTATGCCTGCTGGAGTGGTAGTTCTTACACGTCTTGCGTTAGCAAACCCCAAAATTTTGCGAATCTCCGAGGGTCTTTCAGTTGTTCTCATAATTAAAAAGTTTTCATCCTATTGAGTAGTCTTCTATTCTTTGCTTTATCGGCTCTTACTTCCATATTTTTATCCAATTTATTAATATCATATGTACCCCAACCTTTTATTCCATCTGCCCAACTACCTTCCTCAGCAAG